CATTATCAGAATTATCTAAATCTATTCCTCCATACTCGTATTTTACCCCTTCACTATTATCACTTAACGTCATTTGAGTAAAAGATGTCCCAATATTACCTTCAAGAATTTCGTATTGAGCAAAAGGGTAACCTGATGCTTTACCTACTGATCCGTTAATAGTCCAAGCACTTCCAGAATCAGAAGCTAGTACCCTAGTTCCTGTCTTATCTTGTATACTATTTACTTTTATTTCAGAACTCATTATTTCTTATGGTTTTGGATTTGCATCTTTAACTTCTTTAAGTGCCTTGAAGAAACCACCGTCCTTGCTTACTTTTCCGCTATCAATATCTTTAAAAATCAAGTCAAACTGCTCACCCAAATCAGGATACTTGCGATCACGTTGGTATTTTTTTGCTTTAAAATCTGCATCTAAACGATCAACCTCTTTTTGTATTTCTAATAAAGTTGGTCTATCGGCTTCATCAATATTAATCCAAGTGATTTTATTGATATCATTATCTTTTACGGATATATCAGCATTTTTTTTTAAATTTCTACAAGCCTCTGTTATAAAACTCATGTCGCAATCTCCGTAATAGTAAAACAGGGCCTACAAGCCCCTAGTTTATCTGCATCACTAAAAGAAAGAAAATAATGTTTGTTGTTGGTTTCGTCATCTTGATTAGACCTTTCGTACAAAGAATAAGTCCTTGCAGTTGTATTACCAGCACTGACTGTAGTCCTTATAGTGACAGCATCTCCATCGTTTGCATCATGATCTTTTTGTCTTACATGCCCGTGACAACCCACACGACTAGAGCCGTTAGTGACTAAATTTACATCAGCAGCATTTGTAATATCATAAAATTTTAGAAGGGCAATCGAATGGTCATTAGCACAGGAGAGATGAAAATTTAGCTCAAGGAGTAAAGTACTATTTGCGAATTTGGGGGTGATGCTAGTTCTCAAACCTGTGTCAACTTCTCCCCACGTATTCGATGCTCTTGTGACTAAACCAATTTGTGGGGAATTAGCCGAAATTTGTACAATCGATCCTGAATAAGCGACGTAACTATTAGTTATAGTCGTAGTCATATAATTACCAGTGTTCCGTTCACCACAATCGACCCGGTTGCTGTGACGGGTCCTGCAATTACTGCCGAGTCACCAGAGGCTATGGTCCAGGTCGTGTCTGCCGGGACTGTCTGGGAACCCCTGTATAGCATCTTGTTCTTAATACCGCTTGAGTCGAACTCAGGTGGGCCCGTCTCTTTTAAATCATTAGACCCTGCCTGTGTGTTTCCTACTCTCCTCATGAAATTTCCTCGTAGCTTGCGATTACATCCAGGTCGTTTGCAACACTTGCCTGGGCATATACACTTCGATCTTCTTCTATGTACATTGCCGTTGACTTGTCGATTACAACCAGCATACCCCCGGCTGGAACCGCTACCGACTTTGCAAGGTGGTAGCTTGTACCGCTGTCTGCTGGTCCACCGTCTGCGGTCACATAGGTGATCGTAATATCAGCAGAATTTTCACCATCATCATTGACCACTATTAATTGATTCAACTTAAAAACCTTTCCCGAACTAGCCGCATTTGATATGACCGCAGTTGCATTTCCCGTGTTCAGATCAACTGCCGCAGACTTTGCGGTAATAGTCGCTACATTAACTACATTGGGTGCACTCATGTTTTCCTCATCCGAATACTATGGCCATGGCAATACTCTTTCCAGTGGTTGCTAGTTTATTTATATTAGTTGCGGTTTGTGTTATTAAAGTACCGCCAAGTTTTAAACCATTACTTCCGTCATGTGATGCAATGTCTACGTCCAGTGTCCCATCCGCAAACCTAATTCCTCCAGCAGGTGGCTGTATTAGTAATTTGTCTGTACCGTCTTCATCGTACTCGATATGTGCGTCCTTGCCCGTACCGAAGTATAGCTTCTTGTCATCCGATATTGTTACATCGCCACCCGATATTAATAGGCTGTCTGTACCGTCTTCGTCATACTCCAGACTCACATCACTCGTTGTACCAAAGCTGAGCTTCTTGTCGTCGTTTATTATTACATCACCAGTAATAGTATCACCACTCCTCTTAACCGCATCCGCTAAAAAGAAACTCCTGAATACATGTAGCTCAAATATATCATCCTCTACCGCAGCAGAACCAAGGGCAACCTGGCTAGAGGTTGCTGTGTAGTCCTCTGTTTCCTTCAGCATAATTCCGTTTAAATAGACGTTGTACTCATCTCCACCGTCTATGATGCATGGGAAGTTAGTCTGCCCACCAGAGCCCACGGTTGTTATGTATTTATCAACCTTACTATTACCCGATATAGATGCTTTACCGATGAATGGCATTAGGTCATCTCCATGTAAGAAAAAACTACATCAATATTAGTGTTTGCCGCATATACCTTCACGGAGTCTCCAACCTGTAGTACATATTTTTGTCCGGCCATTAGTTCAAGTGATGTTTTTTCATCAATTGTGACATCCTTTATTATATATGCTGATGCGTTACTACCTATATTGCTATTGTTTCCTGAGTTGTTTGTTGCCGACACCAGTTGAACACTCGTGTCCACAGACGAACTGTGTTTATTAGAAAGTAGCAATGCCAGCACAACCGTTGTAGTAGACCCAGGACATGTATAAATAGTAGCGGTGTTTGCACCTACCGTTGTTGCTACTGAACTAACCGATGTTACTTTGAACGTGTTAGCCATATATCATCCGAGGGCAATTGCCATAGCTGTAATCTCTGAAGAGATAATGCTGTTTCCACTCCAGGTGCTAAGTGCTTGGTTTTCCACATTGCTTAAACCAACTTGAGTTTTTGTTACTGAGTGGGGATTAGATGTACTGCTAGTGTGAGCAGTTAAGTCTGAGGCTGTCGCAACCCCTGCCTCTGCTGCCGTCTGGTTAATCCATGTTGAAGTGCCTGTATCATAGGCCAGAACCTCATTGTCTGCCGGGGTGCCTGTAATCGTGGTGTCATTAAGCTCTGCAATAGTGTCTTCGGTTGCCACCTGAGCATCCACATAAGTCTTGATAGCCTTTGCAGAAGCCAGGGTGTCATCTGACCCGGATACCGAAGAAAGGTCTGTATCCAGACTTCCCGATGCAATATGGCTAGTAGTCAGGTCAACCAGTGAAACTGCACCAGAAGAGACACTAAAGTCTGCCGATGCAAATGAGGCAATACCCTTGTTTGAGGAAGTTGCGTCCTCTCCAGTAACAGTAATCGTTGTCCCAGTTGCAGAGGTGTCAATACCCTCACCTCCTGCTACTGTCAATGTCTCTGATCCTAAAGCAACATCTATAGTGCCTGAGTCGGTAGTCGCATCCAGGTCTGATGCGGTTATCTGAGCATCGACATAGGTTTTAATAGCCTTGGCGGATGCCAACGTATCATCAGAACCCGACACACTGGATATATCAGTATCTAAAGTGCTAGATGCAATATGGCTTGTTGTAATATCAACCAAAGACACCGCACCACTAGAAACTGAAAAATCTGCACTTGCAAATGAAGCCACCCCTTTCGCACTAGTTGAGGCATCTGTGGCGGCTATCGTTAAACTATCTGCACCACCATTTACCGTTGCTGTTATGGGAGCGGTTGCTGATACTGTCAAAGTATCCGTTGATGTATCGGCCTCCATTGTATTTGATCCATCTGTTATAAAAACAAATGCGTTCTGGCTGGAGCCAATTTTACTAAATGGTGTTGATACGCTAATACTCGGAGTGGTTTGTGTTACCGTTACTTTGTTACTAGACGGAGTAACAGTAACTCCATTATTAGACTCCGTAACAGTTACTAAATTACTCATGCGGTTACCTCACGGTTAAGTATCACTCTTCCCTCTAAAATCCTTGAAACGGTGTCTGCACTTGTATTCTTTAGCTCAAAGTCATATACAGCATTGTCGAAGTCGTATCCTGCGGTTGTCCCGTATGCTATTTTGATATTAATATTTGGGCTGGAACTCAACAGGGTTATACCACTACCATTTGCTAGGCTGGCAATCTCAGTACCACCCTTTGATTCCTTGATTTTCATTGCGGCAGTATAGCCGGAACCCAGTGCCAACAAAGACCCTCCACTGTCTTTATAATCAATATCGAGATCAAGGTCAGCCCCCTGCTCTATCGTAATATCATACTTTCCTGCGGCCACTACTGTCCTCCTCTCATTTCACTAAGTATAGAGAAAGGTATTGTCTTACTGTTGCATTTACAAGGGTTATCCTTTGTACACTCACATGGGTCACAGGTGCAATTTTCACACTCGCACTCAGGGTTTGCACACTTCATAAGTACCTGTTAATAACCATTGAACCTCTGTTTCTACCCTCGGATATAGATGTACTAGACATACCCTCCATACTCTTAGCCTCATTCATTTGTTCTATAAACCTCATCCTGTACATCTGGGACTTCTCTATGCTCTTCACCTGGCCCTCTTTCAGCCACGCTCTTTCAAGCGCACCAAAGACTATTCCCTCGTGCCAGTAAGCATTGATTGTCGGGGTTGATGTATCGGAAGACAAACCAGAACTAAGTGGGACACCCCTGACTTTAAGTGTTAGAAACACCTTTGTTGTTGCATCCTTGTCCTCGTAAATGTCTATGTTCTGTTTAGGAAGTGGATATATCCTGAATGTATCAGATGTGCGGTTGTTGAAGATCACAGCCTCTATTGGACCATGCTGTTCTCTCCACTTCGGAGTGTTGTCCACACTATTCACCGCAGAAGAAAATGCGTTGGGATGAAACCCCATACTAGACTCAAGCATGTAGTGCTTGGAACCCCTGCTCGATGCCGCAGCATTTAACTGTGACTCGGAGTATATCGCCAGTTCCCTGCCGTTTATACTAACCGAGGTAACCTCTGCTATCGTGCTGGGCTTCGTGTAGGTGGGACCTATTCTAAATACAGAGACGGAGCTATCGTTAACCGTATCACCAAAGTTAACCTTGTAGGTAACCGTAGTCGTGCTCGGTACAAGTATATTAAACGGGCCTAGATATTCACTAGGACCTCCGTCAGCAACAAGAATAGCATCACCCGAACTATAACCATGGGCACCACTAAAAGTTATCTTAGCGGTCTTACCATCAACTGTAAGCGTTCCAGTCTTGGTAGCCTCCCCAAGGGGGGTCGTACTACCCGGATTGGTGGCATCTCCTTCAACCTGGGGATGTCTTGTGATTCTTGTGAATTCTGTAAGTGCATCATCGATGTACGTATTTATTTCACGATCACTCCAGTGACGGTTGTCTTGATCTTGCAGTGCTGACTCAACTCTTTCACGGATGTCTTTCCGATTCATTAATCACTAAGGTCAATAACCTCGTGACGTTCTTTGGCATCTTCCAGAGTTTCTTTTGTTATAGTCATGTCTTGTTTAGAGTCAATAGACTGTGCTTCTTTTTCTCCAGTTTTAGGCCACTTAACCACAGTAAATGGGAACCTTCTACTGTGTCTTCCTGTAAGCTGGCTAGACATGTCTTTTTGAAAATACTCTGTAGTTATGCAGTCACTCAGTACGTTTACATGAGACAAGGGAACTATTCTATTAGAACCCCTCGGTATAACAAGAGTCCATTCGCCATAGGTTACAGGAACTGGGCCCATATCCGTCATATCTCTGCCGTGTTCTACATTGATCACTGCAAATCCTGCCGGGACTTCATCACCCTTTTTCCACTCAGCCGCCATTTTTGCTCCACCATTAAGGACAACCCATTTACCCTCTCCTGCTGGAACATAAGCATCACTAAGATTCCCTTTAGGTATCCCTGTTGAAGAGGGAACCAACCCACCTGCTATAGACATATATATCTCCTATTAAGTTAGCCGGAGCCGAAACCCCGGCTTAAATTAGCACTGAATGGTGCTTACAAACTCGTTTGAGTCCAGACAATGTTGGCTGGGAACATGTACTCGACCCACCAAAGTAAAGTTCCTGCTGTTGAAACAGCACCTCCACCTTGAACCTGACTAAGTGTAACTGGAGCAACTTTTTCCTCACCGTTTGATCCAAAAGAAGATGAAAGCGTGTAAGACGGCATTGTTCCAATAAAAAGTCCTGCTGGTTGAATTGGGTTAGCAGTTCCTGCAGCAACAGCAATTGTTGTATTTGCCGAGGCACAAATTTTTGTTCCTTTTAGAGTTAAGGCAAAAGACGCTACTGCACAATCCAAGTATGCATCTTCATCAGCCGCTCTAGCTGTTGCACCAGTAAGGTCTGTTTGGTCTAGTCCTCCACCCCAACCAGCAGCTAAAGTGGTAGTCCCACCAGCAAAAGCAGTGGTAACAACTGCACAAACGTCAGTAACTATGGCTCCCATGGGAATATTAATATAGTCAATCTGACGAGTACCATTATTTCCACCATCATGAGTAGCTGTTTTATACCCAGACACCTGGGCTGCACTAGTAATTTTATTTAATATAGAATCAGACATAAAGTCCTTTCAAAGAAAAAGTGAACCCCGACCATTAGCCGGGGTTTAGATTATGGATTAAGCAAACTTAGTACATTGAGCTTCAATCCTGTACATCCAAAGGTCCTGTAATATGATACAGCTATAAAAAGTATCCCAGGCCACTGTTCCACGCTGTCCCAACGGATCGCCAGGTCCAGGCTTAGGCATCACGACCTTAGATCGGAGGCTGTCCATTCCACCGAGAGTGGCACACCCACCGAAGTCCTGAGCCATAATTATAATTGGGTAAATGTCGGAGTTTGTTCCATCCGTTGAAACACAATGGTTAGCACTTACTCCCTCAGTATCGCCAGCACTCTTAAACGGAACCGCCTGAGTGGTGGTAATAAAACGAATACCCTCTAGTGTTCCGATCTCACCCTCGATTAAATCGCTGGTATCGGAATAATTTGCTGCATTAATCCAGCCTGTCATCGCACGAAGATCCTGACTAAGATCAGGGTGACAAACTGCAATATAAGCCTCACGAATAGGCTGAGTTGCAATTCCAACACTCGCCCGTAATTTATCACGCATTTTCTTAGCATCATTCTGCTCAAGAGAACGTATTGCTGTTTGGAATAACCTGTTAGTAGGACTAGCTCCTCCCGGAGTATTTTTAACACAATTAACTCCACCAATATTTTGATCTGTCGCAACCCTGGTTGTTCCATCAGAAGAAGACCTTACAACCGAACTTCCAGCGACAAATGTCTTAAAAGCGAGGTAATCAAGGGTCTCTCCAGCCTGTTGTGCCTGTCGCTCAGTAACGACCTGTAAAACAGGGTCATGAGAGGCTGCAAGCATTACGTCCGTAGTGTTTACATAACTGCCGTACTGCTTGAGCGTATGCATCAAAGTCGTGTGCTCAAGAGATGTGAAGTCAGGAGTGACACCCTCGGCTAATGGGCTATCAGCAATAGGAAACCGCTCATACCTTCTATGGCGAATTTCTAGTCCCTGCTTCTGTGGTTTGGTTTCCTTTTGCGCGAACTTGGCAAAAGTCTGCAATCGCTTCGCAATAGGAAGCATTCGTTTTTGAATAGTAAACGCATCATTTGCGCTCAAATCACCATAAGATTGTCCGGTTAATGCCCCGGTTCCACCGTATGCTGCCATAAGTCAACTCCTTATTAATTTTTAATCTCAACCATCGGGTATAGAATCCCACAACTCTTCGGCTGTCATATTCTCAGGATTCTTAGTTACTCTTGGTGCAGAATTACTCACCAAACTTGACGCGGCTCTTCTACGAGCTTGTTTACGTTGAGGTTGAACTTCTTGTTCAGTTTCTTCTTCACTTGCTCTCCACGACCTACCTTGTTCCGTTTGTAAGAACAAGTTCATAACAGAAGCGTGATCCCTCGGATCTACACTCTCTGTCATCATCTTGGTCATCGCAGGACTCGCCAGCACAAACGACTGAAACTCGGCATCCTTGTCTATATCCCTGTAATCCTCACCGACTTCGGTGACCATGTGATTCTCGTGCTGTGACAGGAAATCCTGATACTCACGGTCCTTCACACTCTTTTCCAGGGTCTCTAGCTTGTCGCCTACATTCAGGTTTTGTGCAATCTTTGCCGCCTCTGCCTGAGCTATCTTAGTGAAAGTCTTTGTCAGTTCACTGAACTCGTTCATGGTCTGCTTGTCATCCTCATCGAAGAATCTATCAGATGACGGACCAGGCTTTTCCTCCTTTACCTCAGCCTGTGGCTGGGTTTGAAAGGACTCCATTTGTTTTTGAAGTTCCAGGTTCTGCAACCGTATGTCCTGAAATTCATCGCGCATTCTTGCGCTATCCTCATTACGTTTATGAAACTCCTTCTCTAGGTCCTTGTACCTTTTTTCAAAGTTATGTTCAGGTTCCTCTTCTTCCTCTTCAGGTTCTTCTTCGACCTCCTTTTCGGTGTCTTCAGACTCATTAGATTCTTCTTCGTCGCCTTGTTCCCAGAGTTGTTCTTCTTCGCTCAGTTCCTCTGTACCAAGTCCTTCGTCTTGGGGAGAAACGTCCTGCGTCTCTTCTGCCATAATTTCCTTTTCACTTTCGATGTCCCGTTTAAAAAACGGATCTAAGGTGCTGACCCCTCGGCTATCCGGTGGAGGTCGGTTTATTTAACGCCTGTTCGGGATAATTTAATATTTCTTCCCAGGCCTGTATCCGGCCAACACGAGTATTATGCTTCGCAGTTGACTCGGTATCATGAAGCGGTGATCTGATAATAGACTCCATCTCCGCCTCTACTCTATCAGAGTATAAATTCTTGAGGTGCTTCCACCCCGGATGTTCAACTAACAACGCTATCGTTTTATTGTCAATATATTTATTCGGCTGGCGCATTCTCCTCCAGTTCCTGTCTTCTTATATCATCAGCTTCAGGACCACCTTGTAATCTTTCATCAGCTTGTTCTTGTCGTTGTTCTGCAATAGCCTGAAGTTCATCTTGTTCTTGTTGTTGCATCTGTTGTTGTTGTTCCTGTTGGGCCATAGCAATCATCTGCTGTTCTTGCATTTGTTGTTGCTCAACCTGAGCCTGTTGCTCCTGTTGCATCTGCTCACGCAGTAGTATACTGCTAGTCGCCAGATTCGCAGGATGCAAGACATTACCCTGTTTAATCAACTCCAACCGCTCACGGATTTCCATTTCACGTTGATCGTCACTGATTGCCTTCTTCTCATTCAGTGTCGCCTTCAACTGCTCCATGGCCATATCAGCCTGAGCCTTGGCCTGTATCTGATTAACTATAGCCTGTTGTTGTACCTGTTGTTGCTGCATCAGTGCCTGTTGCTGTGCTTGCTGACCCTGCTGCATTTCCATCGCAACCTGATCCTCTGTCTTCAACATGTGTTCAGGATCGAGATTAAAAGCCCTCAACAACGGTCTCGTAAATGCCTCGTGTTTGATAAATGCCTGAAACTGAGGCAGTGATCCCGCAACCTGTAGGAACTGTATTAGCTGGGTATTATGAACCTCTTTTGCCACATACTGTTCATATCCCGTTGATATTGCCTCATAATCTCCCTTAATCGTTGGATCAGGAGAGTCAACCATGAGCCACCTATATATAGACTGTATATTGGATGTAATCATGTTACTCACCGATCTCACAACATCCGCAGTCTGCCTGTTAGCGTTGGAATTTAAAATACTCATGCCAGTCGCAGTCTTGGTCTGAGAAGGACTCATGTCTCCATAACCAATGGCAGTCTGACCACTATCCAGGTCGGCCTCCCTCTCCAACTGCTGTATCAACGATATCAAACCATTCGTCACATCAGGTAAAACCACCGCCTGAAACGCATCCCTCACACTCTGACCCGGCTTCAACCTTATCTGTTTCCCCGCATACATCTGCTCCGTATCCTCTCCAGCCTCAAACGCATTCGGATCAACCACAGTAATTGGAACGGATGCCAGGGCCTTACCCTCAACCATCATAGCGTAGGAAAAATTTAGAATCGCCTGTACATCCCTAATTGCATAGTAGATTCCATCTCCCCATATAGTCTCAGGGTTCTTCTGCCAGTAACAAAAATGATAGGGCATCTCTCCATCAAACGGGTTCTCCTCCATCTTGACAACTTTGTCACCGATAACCGTCATAACAACATCAAGGTTTTCCCTCATGTCATCATCCTGCAAGTTCAAATACGGTTTAAAATCCTTTACGTCCACCTTTCCCCAGAACTCCAGAATCTCTATATTCTTTACTCTGACGTAGCTCGACTCGTCGTAGATTCTCGGGTGCTGGCTTTCGTCGTATCCTGATCTATCTCCGATCCCTTCGTCCAGGACGCTTTGAATAGATCCAGGTATGAAACTATCGTCATTTTTAGCGAGCTCCCGAAGTTGTTTAGGGCTGACAAAACTTCGCTGAATGATATAATCTGCATCTCTCGGACTCTCCGCTTCAGGTGATGGGAATATGTTCCAAATTGAAACATGTTTAACAGCCGGGACAAGCTCCTCCTCCTTTGACTCCTCAACCTCCAGCATATAATCTGGAGTTCTTGTTGCACGGAATACAGGGAAGTTTTTTTTCTCCAACGATATGGCCTTAGTACATCCTGTACCGTAAAGACACATCTCGTGTATAGTATGCTGAACCGCCTGATTATACTCCGTCCTATCGAGGATATCCCGTATCCTGTCCTCCATGTTTTCAGCACGAGCCTTAATCTCATCCTCCAGAAGGTCAGGCCTCCCCGGAGGTGCATCCAAATCAGGTGGAATAAACCTCGGTTTCCTACTAGGTGTAATACTGAATGGTATCCTACCATCCTCAAACAAAAGTGTACCAATCTTGATCTTAGCCGAGTTAACCTTCCTTCTTGTCTGGTTAACAAATATTCCCCTTTCATGGGCCAACTCCGTTGACTTGTTTATATGACTGGGATACTTCCCCCTATACGCATCATAGGCCTCCTGCCAGTGTGTTTCGTGATCCCTTCTATATGTCCTCGCCTCAGTAAACTTTTCCTGTACCAGGCCAGCCAAATCATCCAGAGGTGCACTAACCGTCTTCACCTCTATCCCCAATAGCTCAGCCGTTTCCGGGTTTTGTTCTGCCATTAAGTTCCTTTTCTAGTTTCTCAGATAAATTATTAAGAGAAGCACAGACTCCAAGTGACAACTGCAAACCCGCTTCCTGTCCAAAATGCTCGCAAAATACGTTGACCAAGTTATTCATAATAGGCTGTAAATCATCCTCCAGGTGTCTCTTCCCAAACTCTGCCTCTATAACATTGCTCATATTCCCGAAGGGGTGAAGAATTTCAACGGTCTCTTGTAAAAAGGCGTGTGTCTCATCATATCTTGTCCGCTACCTGCCGCAGGGTACATCTTTGCTCCAAACGCAGCAATAGCCAAAGCCATCACACAATCATCGTGTGATCCAGGCTGAGCGGACATTTTGCCGTTAGATAAATTAACAAACGTCTGTAGTTCGTCCAATAACTTTGGAGAGTGAATCTTAATTTCCCTCTCTCTTATTAACTCTCTTAAATAGTCTATTATCAGTGGCTTAGACTTAACTGTCGTGTGAAAACCCAATTTTCTTGCCGTTCTACTAGACCGCTCATCAAGGATCTTTTCAGAGTATAGATTGGGGTACAAATGAATCTCTTGTAAAAACTTTAAAGTTACAAGTCCATGGTTGTTTCTTTCTACGAACAACTGGGCATTATTGTACCATTTCCCCAAACTCGCTACTTGCCATGCCAGTAAATCAGGGTCTATCTTACACCTCAGCATCGCAACCTCTTCAAACGTATGGGGATCTATAACCACCGCAACCGACCAGTCCGTATCCCGACCTATATCCAAACCCTCTGCAACATCAACCCCAATCCTGTAGTCCCTCTGTTTATTAGGCTTTTCCCATACCTGTAGCTCTCCATCATCCATGGACTCTATTATATACTTCTCCGTAGTCTTACCATCCTTGTATGCCTGAATCGGTATATGGTACCCCAGACTCGGACTCTCCCTCGTCATTCTCTCACTATCCAAAACCATCTCATTCAACTGCTCCCTCGGGAATACACCCCTTCCCGTTGATATAAAAGCCTCCCTAGCCGTACTAGGAAACTCCTGATGAAACTTCTGAAGGTCATTCTGACACTGGGTCCGTATGCACTGCCTTCTCCAGTTTAAATTCTCAAGTGTTACCTCGAACTCAAGCGGCTCCTCAGCCCCAATATCAAACTGACACGACACACCAAGCAGCTTTGACTCCTCCTCACCACCATACCTATCATCCGTTCCCAGTACCGCCTTGAACTCCTTTCTCTCCTCCTCACTCTTGAAATCCTTACTATAGTGGCTAAACATAAACCACGGGAAAAACACCGCCTCCCATCCGCTATCCCCAGCATACGCATCCCAGAACATATCGTGGAACACACCACCAGTCCCCTGTGCCGTACTCTCTATTATCGCCTCCGTCTTAAACCCCTGAACCACACAGTTCAACAGCCCCAGTAAATACTCCTCTCCACCATGCCCCCAGCTCGCCACCTCACTACAGTGCAGAAAGTCCACCTTGCTACCCCTCACCTCCCGACCCCCTACAGTCGATAAACTATATAAAGAATTGAGACCACCCTCGTCACTACCCCAGTGCATCTCCCTCTTGCCCGAATACTTCATCTGGGGCTTTATTTCCTTCGGCAGGTTCTGCTCCATAGTCCGTGCCATATTAAACATGACATCCGTTGCCGCCTTACTATGCGTGGTTATCTGCACCACCTTGTTTCGGTTCATAGCCGCATGATGAAAAAACCGTCCCTGTACATACGTTGATATACCAAATCTGCGGGCCTTCAACACAATCATCCTCACATGCTCGTCTCGGTCTATCTGCCTCTGCATCATCTTATGCAGGATTACCTGTACCTCGTTGAGCTCAAATGCAATCAACTCTCCCGTCCCAAACTCCTGGATTTTAATACAGTTGTTGAAATAAAATACCGGGTCCCTTTGAAGTTTTGCTACAAGCTGGACTAAATCATCAGACATTTCGGACACTTTTAAGACACCTTTAAGACATTGATCTAAAAAATACCATGAACTTCATTTTTATTTTGCTTTTCCTGTTTGATTCTTATCAAACGCTCCAGGTAAAACTTGGCCTTTCTAAGGTCCTCAACCACCTTGTCCGGGTTCTTCTTGTCCGCACGGACTATATACTTGACTATGTTTCCACTGTGGTAATCCAGGCCCCACTCCTCAATGGCATCCAGGACTTCTATTTTAGAAAATGTATAGTGTGACGGGTGACTTACCGGGTCCCCAGAGCCTTTTTTAAAATCAGGGTCGTCATATCTAAGAGTCGGTTCATATTGGGGCGACCGGGTCCCTTTCGTCTTCTTCTGAAAATCTATCGTACTCCATGCCTTTTCTTCTCTTTCCGCCTGTTCCGCTTCCTTTCTCTGTAGTTCGTCTCTCTCGTAGTTGCTCATTTAGATAGCCCTCCAGTTGCTCTCGTTGTTTTAGTGATTTTCTTGATGTGTCCATATATGCCTCTAACTACTGTATGTAATAAGTAGGGTGGTGGTTGACGGGTGCCCCCCGCGTTCCTTTTCACTGTGCGATTCGTGGGACCCCTATCCCGTTCATTTGTGGTCGGCAGGCCTGCTGACTGGGGGGGGGAGCAGACCTGCCTGAGTCAACGAGGGGAGACGACCTCGCCAACTTGCTATTCCTGATTAACTGTGTCTTTTTCTTGAGATATTGACACAGGCAATACGCGTGATCCGTTTAATTGCAAGGGCTCAGGTGTGATGTCCTTGGCTTTGTCGAGTAACAACTCAAATGAATGACTCACCTCTGTCTTTGTCGTCCTCTCGTCCTTCAGCACTCCAACGTGCCGACCTAGCAGGGTCAACATATCCTTTGCTGGTGCCCATGCCTCAGCCTCCTTAGCTTTATTATACAAGTCCTGCAGTTCACCAATCACTTTCTCGGGTGTCCAGCCCTGTCCAGCTATCTGCATTTCTATCTCCCCTTGTATCGCAGTTTTTCGCATGAGCTTGGTTGCTTGTGTTGAGGCACCGTTCTTACTATATCCTGCCTTCACACAAGCCTCGGTCTGAGAAAGACCTTGAATGATCCCTGCAACAAATTTGAGCTCTCTAACGGACAATCTTTGACTCATATATATAGGTCTCTCAGAATCCAGCTTTCATCATCTCATCCTCGATAATCCTCAGAGCTCCGATCTCAGGGCTTTCAAGTTTTTCAATCTTTCCGCCTTTGGATAAAAATTCCTTCATTTTGTCTTTTATATATGAGTGATTGATCGAATGATCTGGGCACTGTGATTTCCTGGCTACACTAAAATCAATTTTGCGGTATCTCCCTGTTCCAGTTTTCTTCTCCATTTTTCGTCTCTCGGACAAAGCTCGCTGACAGCTTAGTGAGTTGCAAACGATTTTAGTCTTCGCCCATCTCAAAAATTCTGTCCCACATTCCTCGCAGTCTACCAGAAAACCGAATTCTCTCCGTTGTAGGGTATAGAGCTCGATCACTCTCTCTGAGGTGAATTCTTCCAGTCCCTTAGACCTCAGAAATTGACCAATCCGAACCCAATATTTTTCAGGAGCGATTGAGCCAGCTTTGAACCAACTTGCCAGACTTGCCTCGGGTAAACCAGTCTCTTTTGTGATATGTTTCATTTTCCAAACATGTTTTTTCTGTAATGATTTCAGCCACATAAGTAATTAATTCATTTTAGGGTTGCAAAAGTTCAAGGGATCAGTTCCAATATAATCTCAATTTTAAAATTTCATTCTAACATAAGGGAACAGAATGACAGCATTTCATTTGGCAATGACGGTTTTTATTGGAATTCCATTCACCATGTTTGTGATCGGATGGGGGGTTTTTCTTTATGATTGTCTTGAGCAAAAAGACCTCTATAAATAAGGAATAAAATGCAACAAATTTTTATTGGTTCACGAGCCCTGAAAGCGATTTCAGATCAGGCTCAAAGAAACAAAATGAATCCAAACGATATGGTGAGACTAGATACCATGAAGAGATGGTCCAAAAAAACAAAAATCACACAAGATCAAATTGATCTTGCAATGGCAGAATTCAAATCAAAACAGGAGAAAATATGATTTCCGATACACTAAGCTCAGCGGTTATAAGCATTAATGAATATTTAGAGTCCTCATCTTTATATAAGGAAGAGGATTGGAATCCTGCAGACTGGGCTCAAATCAAGGCCTGTGTTCAAGTCATGAATAGTACTCGTATGATGCTGGATACTCCTGATCGTGACCTACTATCTGAGTGATCTTATCGAGCCCTCACCCGAGGGTTCGGTTGGTTTCATTCGGTTAACACTTAATAAAGGAAAATATGGTTAAAGTGTTTTTTGAAAACAAATTGGTCTCTGAATTGGTAGCAACTTTTGAGGATGAGGAAACCTATATAGCCTGTTTTGATACTCTAAAAGGTTTAATGCGTGAAAGAAGATTTGACATAATAACTGAATCCATCGAAGAAGAAGAAGAAAAATAAGGAGATAGTTTGGAAGAAAAAGAAAGTAAAAGTAAAAAGCATTTTTACCTCAGTCTGGTAAAAAGCGGTATCAGAATTGAAGGATGTATCATGGCAGGGATTTTTGAGAATATCATAATCCTCTGTATTTTTCTTGCTCTGGCAGAGCTAATCGGAATATGGGAAGAAATATGAGAAATATTATTGAAAGAATAGAAACAACTTTAAAAAAAGATAAGGAATCCCTTGAAGAATTTGAAAACTTGGAAATGGAATCCTCTGATGAATATCTCTTTGAAGGAAGGATCGAGGCACTTGAATGGGTTTTAGAGGTCATTAAAGGGGATGTTTATCCTGATGAACGAACTCAAGAAGAATTTCAATTGAACTGGAAAGGTAAATCGAGGGGAGCTATATGAAAAAAGAAAAACTTTGGAATGAATATCGGGTAGAGATTGGGAATCAGACTCTTCATCTCAGCATCGAGAATGACGTTGATACTAATGATGAATTTTTTGCTTTCTGTCATGACAAGATCGAGATGATCCGAGTCAATGGTTGGCTTATCGATAGTATCGAACCAATAGTTGACCCTCTCTAAGAATGAAAATGAAGATTTACATTGAGAAGTTAAAAGATGGTTCATGGGTCGTAGTGGACACTGAAAAATCAGAAGTCGAGCAGTTCAAGACCTTTGAAGAAGCTCGACAATATTTTTTATTCATCAGTGGCAATCTTGCCAAAAATAATCAATCTCAGGAGACAAAATGATTGATTCAAGCGTGAAAGTGACAATCCCTAGTACGGTCAATCTTGACCAACAGGCATCAGAGATCATGGTCGATGCAGTTGTCGATCAAGCGATGACAATCTTTTCTGAGCTCTTTGGGGGAGCTACTGCGACACCTTCAAAAGGTGCATATCTCTCCGAGGACGGAACCCTCGTGAAAGAGGATGTGATCGTAGTCGAGTCCCTCTGTCCTAAGCAGGATGCTCACTTCAGAGCGGATTCTGTGATGGATCTCGGTGCCCAGATTTGCGAGGTCATGAAGCAAGAGTGTGTCTTGGTTCAGATTGATGGTGTGGCCCATTTTGTCGATGTGTCACATCGGATTCCCCACCTGTGTGGGACACTGCCGATGCCGTCCGAGAAGTGATCTCATTATGCCCATCGTGATGGTGGGCATATTGGATATCATTTTGATATTCGTTGAACCCTCAAAGGAGATATATATGAATGAGGACCATGTGGTCGGATTTGCAGGTGGTCTCGTAGCCTGTGGGTCGGTGATCGTGATGTTTTTGGGATACTATTTATCTCAGGGTTACACTCACATTGATTTTATTCTATCAACTCAATATTAGGAGACAAAAATGAGCACTCAAGAGACAAAAAGAGATCAAGATGAGAAGAATCTCAATCGGTTTCTTCTTGACGAACTTCTTTTGAAGAATATTTTACCCTCGGATGAAACAGTCCTTCACATGATAATGATCATAGTCAAATATGCTCATGAAAATAATTACGAGTACGCTGATATGGTCGAAAACACGCTGGAAGAACTAGAATCTTTTTTAATCAACAAAGAGGATCAAGAAAATGATTGATGCACAAAACTTCACAAATTTCTACGCTACCGATGACGAACTTCAAGAGATGTTTTTGTTCGCAGTATCGGTTGCAGGAAAGCCAAGTAAAATCACCCAGGTCAAGGTGAATCTTTTAGTCGATAGAATTGGCGAATGGCAGAAAGAAGACCATCCCGATGCTCAAGCACTGGGGCCTTTGGAGTATTTAATCTGGCTGGAACACGAGGCTTTCCTTGAGCTCATTCAGGGAGTGAAACTTGGAAAGTATCAGACTTGGCTCAAGCTATGGAGATTTTTTAATAATCATAAATCTAAAATCCCTGAATTTCTCAGGACTGCATCCATCTCTGACTTGGAGAAAATTCCTGGAGTCAAGTTTAAAACCTCAAGGTTTTTCGTCCTGCATAGCAGAATGAAAGCAGAATGTGTTCCGTTGGACACTCACATTCTTAGATTCCTCAAAGATCGGGGTGTTCCCTCAGTGCCCAATGTCACTCCTGCATCCAAGACCATATATGATGTTCTGGAGAAAATTGCTATCGAGGCCTTGAAAACCCTTGGATATAGCACTCTCGCAAAAGCCGATCTGGAGACTTGGAAAGCATATTCCAATAATTTTTCAGAATTTTTCAGAGGAGATCAGGCCTGAGATTTTATCATAGCCCTTTGGCCGTGGAGTCAGAGGGCTAGAATATACTCTCAGAAAATTATTTAAATTTTTATCTTGTAATATAAAAAATGTGTGTCATACTAAAGGTTCAAAAATTTTACAAGGAGACGACATGGAATCCAAAGGACACAAATATAACAAATTCCTCAGACGTTTTCGTCAGAAGATGAAACCGTCTTTCAAAGTCTATGGCAAAAAAGACCGTAGACAAAACCGCAACGCTCACAAAGGAGACGACCTATGAGCAATAAAAATACCCCTGCATGGATCAAGAACGGTTGGAAGAAGCCTGGGCCAAAACAACCTCATTCAGCGAATTACGTCAAGGCAGGAGATGCTCGACGAATCGCTAATGGGAAGAAACAGGCAGGTCAATGGGTTCGTCCGACTGTCGGGCCCTCAACCAAACCGTTGAGCCGTGTCCTCTTCACCGATGAGAGTGGATCAAATATCCATCTCCATGCAGGAGACGAGGCCCGTGGAACGGTTTGTGATCGGTTTCTTCGTGCTCACCGAGCGACAAAGCAGAATAAAATTCTGTTCGATGAGCCACAACAGGCTCGGATGGTGATACAGAAGAATCCAGAGAATTTTCCTTTAAAATCGTTAAAACGCATCGCTTCCATCTTGGAGTCTCGTATCCGCTCAATCGAAATTAAAAAGCTCACTGAAAGGAATAGGTAACCATGGAATCAGTCGCCCTCTATATAAGAACCAGTTCCCTCGCTAACGTAGAGGGTGACTCTCATGCCAGACAAGAAATAGCCTGCCGTGAGTATGCCAAAAACCATAAACTCAAACCCGTCTTGATGGGCATCGATGATGGTGTTTCTGGTGGTGACCACATTCATACCAGGAAAGGATTGATGGACCTAATCGGTGCCTGTCAGGAACGTGGTATTATCAAAATTTTATGCGAGGACGTTAGTCGGTTTTCTCGTGACATGATGGTACAAGAGACCGCCTACCGTTCCCTCATAGACAAGGGAATTCAGGTGATACCAGTCAAAACCCCTGAGCTTTTTTCAATAGAAGCAGACCCATCCAGAACCTTGATAAGGCAAGTCATGGGTGCATTCTTTGAATTTGAAAAGAACTCATTGGTGGCGAAACTGCGTGGAGCCAGGGAACGCATCCGACAATCAGGCCGGAAGTGTGAGGGGCGAAAAAGTTTAGTCGAGCGTTACGGTACTGAGCTATCGGATAAGATCAGGGTACTAAACCGCAAAGGATTAAGCCTTCGTCAAATCAGTAAACAGTTGTTCAAGGAAGGTGTTGAGACCGAATACGGCAATCCTCTTCAACCGACTCAGATCAACAATATTTTAAAATCCAATGCAAGATCCGTTAAGGTTCAAAGATCTTCCAGAGGAGACACAAATTCATCTAAAGGAGATAGCTGAAGATACACGACTTTGGAGCCACGAGCGTTCACCAATCGGTCAAGCGATAGATTTTATCGACGACAGGGTTGAGGAAGCCTCTGGTAGAATTGAAATCTCCCTGTGGAGACAACTGGTTCTTCTACTCTACAATACGATCTTCCATGAAGATGGTCATGTAGTCAGAGAATCATGGCTTGCCATCGGTGAGGTTAGGCAAGCAATAAGACAGGCGATGATCCTGAACCCAATGGTGGGAGCAGGGGCGGAGAGTGAAATTTATCTGGCTCAGTTCGCTGAGCACATGGACTACATTCTCTTCCAGTTATCACCCGATCCAAAAACACTTTCATAAAATGCTATGCAAGTAATGAAACACTGTGGAGCCACTACGGTTCCGAGAATACAATTAGACAGGACCCCCACAGTCCCTGTGACTCAATCACACAACCCTTACAACCATTCTGTTCTTCCCAACATGGTTCAGCAGAAACTGAAGGAGTTCGGTTGGCTCGTGAGTGACTTCGATGCGGGAGTTTCTCACGCAGGGAAGCGAGCGTTCTGGCTCATGGACATAGTGTCCGATGGGACCGTGGCGAACCGTTCTGGTTTGAAAACCAGAAACGACATGTATGCCCTCTCAATCGGGGGCAGATCATGCTGGGACAAGACCTTCGCCAGCGGTATAGCAGGGGGAGACCACACCTTTGTGTGTGACAATCTCATGCTCGTTGGTGAGTTCAAGCTCAACCGCAAGCACACGACTCACAATCTCAGGGATCTCCCTGGAATGGTCCACGATGTTATCTCTCAACTTTCCAGCAAATTTCACCTCTTGATTGAGCGAAACAATGCCTACATGGAGAGGAGAATCTCAATTGTAGAGGCAGAGAACATAATATTCGATGCCTTCGACCGTGGAGCCGTGACAAAATCAAAGGTTACCGATGTTCGGAAGCAGTTCATTTCACCCAAGCACAAGGACTTTGAACTTGAAAACGGTAACTGGGGCGACATTTGGAAGCTCAAACAGGCTTTCACCGAGGTTAATAAAGGGGCGGTCTACGGTGACCAGCTAAAGCGTGGAGAAGTCTTGACTGACTTACTCGACATGGAAGCAGGAGTCCATGGAGCCTACTCCCAGGAAGAACTGGCAATCGGCTCCGAGTTCGTCACTTGACCGACAGTAAACCCGACAAGATTCCAGCGACTTGCACCCACTGTGGTACGAGTCGCAACTTTTTGTCTTGGACGAGACCAGTTCCAGATCAGCATGTGTTTTGTTTTGAATGCCACCAGGAATTTTTTTATGTGGCAGAGTCAAAAGAGAGAGACTCTACTCAAACCTGAGTAAAAGTTGAGTAGTTTACTCAACCCAAAAACCGTGGAGTCTCCTCTCTCTATCTATCTATTATTATTATATATTATTATTATTATTATTATATATATATTAAGATTAAGTACAGGGTTGAGCGTTTGAGTACCCCTAGCCTCTCGTGGGGAGATATGACCATATCAACGTATGAGAGAGAGAGACGGCACTCAACCACTCAACCCACTCAACCCAATGATTTCATTGGTGAATTTACTCAACCCTCTACTCAACCCTTGAGTCATGCTTTTATCGGAAAAATACTTTTCCTGAAATCAACCTCTAACAACGTAAATAAAATGGGAATCACAAACTTCGACATGAAAAATCAGGCCGTCCAATCCCGCATTGCTAAGGCCTTGGAGCGGATAGCGGATGCGATGGAAAAAGAAAATGAAAAAAAGACTTGCAATACTTCAACTGATAAGTCAGCATAAAGACTCAAAATCACGGAGACAAATATGAATATCTTTTTCTTGGACCTCGATCCAGAGGTATCAGCACGTTACCATTGCGACAAGCATACGTGTAAGATGATCATCGAGTATGCTCAGCTTATGTCAACGGCTCACAGGGTTCTCGATGAAAACGACTGTGACCCCGACCTTTACAAGATCGCTCACCTCAATCATCCCAGTAATATCTGGGCTCGTGAGTACATCACCCACTACCAGTACCTCTATGAGTTATGGGCTAATTTGTGTGAGGAGTATACCGTTAGATATGGTAAGACTCATGCGACATGGAGCAAACTCAACCATATACTCAAGCACCCACCTAAAAATATTCCAGTAAAATACTTCCGGGTTTTGCCTTGGTCCGGACTGGCTACCAATCCGCCTCAATGTATGCCGGATGAATATAAGGGCGACGATACCGTTCAGGCATACCGTAACTACTATCTCGGAGACAAGGCAAGGTTCGCAAAGTGGTCTAAGACCTCGACTCCAGACTGGTGGATTCACGTGGGACATGAGACTCAGACGGGGGTTTATGACCATTAAAAAAACTTTGATTATCGGCTTGCTTTTAATTGCGAGTTCAAAGATAATCTGGGCCCATCCTGATGGTGCCACTCCTTTCTGGTATTCCTCATCGTTTATATTTGGATTTGTCGGGAGTTGTGCAGGGACCTTGGAGCGTGAGGGATCACCGATTACGAGACAACTATGGCCTGAAGAAATTCAAAGCGTTTGCAGTTGTGTTGTGGATAGTTTAAGGCACTCTTTGACCTATCAAGAATCGATTGAAGAGAACAAGGTGGCGATGCAGTTAATTGTGAATGCTACGATGCCAGTTTGTATCGAAGAACAAATTTTAAGAAAAGGAGACGAAAGTGTACGAGTTCAACCAGACGGTTCCTCTGACTGAAAGAGAAAGAAAAGTATTAAGACTACGATTTGCCATTGATCAACCGAATGTACGCGATTCTGTAGCCAAGGAGTCCTATGATGTTATCGGTGCAGAAATTGGTGTATCTCGTGAGCGTGTCAGGCAGATCCAACATGAGGCCCTAGCCAAACTGGGGATAAAGAAGCCAGAGGTATGGCCGACTTGGAGCGAGATGAGAACATCGGTCATGCTTGCAAAAACAGAACTTGAATATGAAATAGAGAATGAAATACGGAAACTATAAGGGGATCTGTAAGGCCTGTAATATATTTCATATTGATATCGACTGTCCCAAGGGTGGTGAGAAGGTTGGTGAAGAGGGACGGCTGATTAGTGGAGTAGAAGTGATTGGCGACAGAGGGGATGCCGAGGGCCCTCAACATGATGAATCTGGACCAAAGAAAACCATGATGGAAAGAGATGTTCTTTTAGATGTAGGAACTGTCACCCTCTGGGAAGTATCTGGAGAGAAGGATAAAAAGACTAAGGAGTACAAGAAGTTTGAAATGTGTCAGTTTCATTCTCACTGTATCCACTACGGTCTGCTCCAAGATATCGGCATGGCCTTTTTAGAAGAGGCTGAACGGATGGGTGTAGTTACACAGGTCGAGTACAATTTTACGACCTCGGAATTTTAATCAACAGGGAGAGCATTCCTTACTCTCCCCACTTAACCATAGGAGACTATGACTGCGGATGAACGTCGGAGACGAGCGGTGGCTCGCATCTCTAAAAATATAGAGGTCTATGAAGCCGTTCTTGACGACCATAAACATGGCTCGGTGAAGCTCGACAAGAAAGACCTCGCTAAATATCGCAAGAAACTGGAGGCACACAAGCTGACGGTGGAGCGAACCAATGCTAAAATGCGAAAGGGGGTAGCGTGAGGACAAGAGAATGGGCGAGAGCCACATCAGCGGATGAATTTCCGTATGTATATAGGGCACAATTCCATGCGGAAGCGGTGCTAGATTGCAAGGAACCGAACTCAAACCTTACTGGTTTGACCTACTCAGGTCGAAGGGGTGCCTTTGTCTTCGACTTTATTAGTCCACGAGACAACCATGTTACCGTCACATTCCTGACTGAAAAGCCAAACAACAGGGGAAGAATTCATTTTGTCAGAGTAAAATCCGGCAAAAGAAACATCCTCGTTGATGTCCAACCAGTGATAATGGTTAAACCAGTTAAAGAGGGGAGTGAATACCGTGAAGTATCTGTGGACTACTACAGAGTTATGGACTTTTACAAGGAAGTTGGCGACAAAAACCCCGATGTAACTCGGATTTGGAACATGCACCCATTTAATATGTTGGAACAATGGAAAAGACTAGCGCAGATATCGGTCTAAGTTATTCTAGGGCGAATGAGCACTGTGGCAAGAGGATATACTTCAACGATGTATTGAAGATGCCTCGTAGTTACAATTATTATTCTGCTTCGGGAACGCTGATGGAAGAGATGGTTGCCAGTCAACTCCGTCCAATGATAGATGGAAGTCCCCTCGTCCCGATGAAACAAGCTGGTTTGAAGGCCATTGATGAGATGATCTCGATGTTGCCTGAAGACGACTTGAAGAAGGTCATGGATGAGCTCGATGCATCGGTGACAGGGGCGGAGTATTACATGAAGACGGTTGACTATCAGCCTTTAGTATTGCAACAAAAGGGGAACCTTAGATTTGCATCCATGGCGAGGCCAACTAGACTTGTGATTGATTTGCTTGCAAATCGTGATGGAGAAGATATAGTGGTTGACTTTAAGCGCAAGCCAAAGAAGCTCAGCGACTATAAGATATCTCAGCAGGATTGGAAACATCAACTTGCCCTCTATGCCGTGTGGTTTATGAGGACGAGATTGACTAGGGAGATACCGAGGTGTGAGATCCATGTGTTGTTGCCTGGGTCGGCACCTCAAATTGTACCGATCAACGTAAATGCTGAGGATATTTTTCACACGGTCAATAGGCTTCAAGATTTGTCTTGGAGGCTCGATCATTCTTATTTTCCATTGAACCGTTCTCACCCCCTGTGTAGTCCAAAGTGGTGTAATTTTTATGTACGTTGTCACCATGATTACTTCACTGGGCCAGAGGCCATTCTCGATCAGATAACCGATGTCAGATGAAACTGATTCTCTAAAGAGACAACGTATTCAGGATATGTACCCTGACACGGAGCTTATTTTTTTTGATCGGATTGACGATGCGATGGTTGGTGTCGTCACACAGTTTGGTGCTGAGCCGAAGGTTTGCTATGACTATCACAGGTGTATAGCGATCTTAATGGGTAAAGGTATGACCCACGAGGAAGCCCTGGATTGGTTTCATTATAATACGATAGGTTCCTACGTTGGTCCATGTACTCCTGTTTTCCTTGAAAAAGAAGGTACTGAATGGATGAACTACTGAATGATTTAAAAGTAGTAAGGTCTTATTTGAAGATGGCTGAATCTGATCTTGAAAGAGACAAAATTAGACAAAGTTCGGAGTGGGTCCGTAATGCCTTGGAGTCGGTTGATCAAATCATAAGGAATTATGAGAGACCAAGACAAGGGTCTATATAGTCGAGCCTACTGGGGCAACAAGACTGTTGACTCAAGGCTCAGGGACAGAAAGATCATGACTAGGTTCGTTGAACTGGGGTATGAGCGTGACGAAAGTAACGACAACTTCTGGTGCTTTGACGGAGACCATGGTTACGGCACGGTCTGGTGGCTATCAAACAATCACAAGAGGGCAGACCACCTCTGGTGCATGACATGTAATAAACGCTGGTATCTGAATGATATAGATGCAGGTATCAAGCGTTGGAAAAAACGCTCGAAGGTTATTCAAATGAAGGGCTGGGGAAGCGTTAATCTCAATGATCTTCTAATAGGAGACTAATTATGTTAGACGGTGTAAGAACCAAGGCTAAGGACAGGCCTGGAAAAACTGTCCTCTTTGGGGAGCCGGGATCTGGTAAGACCACGACTGCTTGCTCCCTTTCCAAGTCTGTGCTGATTAACACGGACAATGGAGCGGAAGAGGTCCTCGCAAAGGATGAGGATCTCTGGTGCTTCGATGCTATTCCTGCGGAGCCGAGTAACACGGACAAGGAACCACACAAACCCAACTCTGACAAGTGGGACTCGATTATGGGCTTTATGAGAAAGCTCTATACCGAGGAGCATGATCGGAAATATTTGATTCTAGATGCTGCGGATGCGGCTGAGAGGCTCGCTATTTCTAGTGTTTGTCACGAGCACAAGGAGTGGATTCTTGAGACGGTTGGTGGGGGCTACGGCAAAGGAACTTCCTACCTGCGTGGTCGCATGTTTGCTTTGTGGAGTGCAATCACTGCCTTATCTGAGCACAAGGGAATCACTCCCATCATAGTTTGTCACTCTAAGATTGTTAGGATTGACAAGCCCCACCTTGAGCCCTATGATTCCAACTCGTTGAAGTTGAATAAACAGGTGTCTGCTGACTTGAATGAGTGGGCAGATGCGGTGTTGTTTTTAGCTCCGTTCACCAAGGTGGTGACGAGGACTGGAGACTTCGGCAAGACCGACAATCGTGGGATCAAGACCAATGATCGGGTTATCTACACTTCTGCAACCATGGGGGTTGAGTGTAAGAACCGATACAGCCTTCCGTCGGAAATTCGTCCGGCTGACATGGGGACGTACTTCAAGCTAGTCAAGGAGTCACGTAACCAGAATAAAAAACCTGCCATAAAGGAGACTAAATGAGCAGTTATGGAGCCCAAGAGGGTGTTTTAGAGAGCAACACTGCGTTTCTTATTGACAATGTGGATGACGAGGTTTCGCAGTCTGGTGGAACCAGGGAGCGGAGAAAGGTTCCGCCTGGACAGTACGATGTTCAGGTTCAGTTGGTGAGACCCAATGTCTATACGGACAAGAAGGGCTTTAAACAGCAAATGCTACCGTTGGAAATTTCTGATGGTGAGTATCAAGGGGACTGGATCAGTCTCTACCTCTGGTTGAACAACCAGGATTCTGCGGATGGTAAGACCCGCGATGGAGTGAGCCGTAGCAAGGTTGCTATGATTGCAAAGGCTCTTGGAATAACCAAGATGACCGACTTCCATGATATCGCTGGCAAGTTTGTCAGTGTGAAGTATGGGCCGAATGCTAGGGGGTATAACGAGATCCTGGAAGTTACCCCTCTGGGTGTAATGAGTGTAGAACCAGTAGATACTCCGAAGTCGGGTGACGATATCCCCTTCTGATTTAACCTCTCACTGTACTATGAAGGGTGCTGTGTGTGAACGACTGGTCGAGGCCGAGTTCGCAAGGTATGGATACAGCACCTTCATTCCACCGTGGGGACAGCAACCTATACAGGATCTGGTTGCTATCCGTGGAAACGATGTCCGTCTGGTGCAGGTTAAGAAAGCTAGGTCAAAGAAAGACAGTAAGAGGGGAAAAGCTAGGCCTTTTACTGGCATCAAAAGACCTGGATCAATCGTTGTTTCTTTTCAAGGTGGTGGCTTATCCAAAACTCGTAATCAAAAATATAGCAAGAAAATTTATGAGCGTAACAAAAATAATTTTGCTAAACATGTGGGTGAGTTCAATACTCTGGCGATTGTTTGGGGAGAAGATATAGCCCTCTTAACGGATTACTCTCTTTGGGAAAATGGATCTTTATACCTTTCGATTGACCCAAAGTTGTGTAAGAGTCTTCCCTTTTATGACTATGTAAAACCAAAATGGCTAACTGGTGAGGATCAAACTCCCGTGGCCACCGAGTCTAAACTCTCAGTGGCGGTCTGACTGGCGGGGGTGGACCTACGTTACTAAGGAGACGAGAAAATTTCGGGATGCAGTTAAACGACTGTTTCCCGAACCTGGATTGCTGTTTGAAGATGAAGACAAAATACGGGTCACAATTCTACTTCACCCTCCAACACGGAGAAAACTGGACGTTGATAACAGAATCAAGCCAGTTCTCGATGCCCTTCAGGGATTTGTGTACAGTGACGACTTTCAAGTCGATGATGTTAGAGGAGTACGAAGAGGAAAGGATTCCAATAAACAAGGATATGCCAACGTAATTATCACAAAGATTGGGGGTAAAGAATGCAAGGTTCAGAAGCGGTCTACACGTACAAAGACGCGAATGGCAGGAACCTCTACAAAGTCGTCCGGTTCCCAGGAAAAGAGTTCAGGAGACTAAGGACGGGACCAAGTGGAGAAGAGGTATGGAACTGGGATGGTGTGCAACAGGTTCCGTACAGATTAGATTTAGTCCACGACAAACCAGCCGTCATATTTGTCGAGGGAGAGAAGGATGTTGACAACCTGATCGAGAAGGTCGGGTTACCAGCCACATGTATTGCTGGCGGAGCAAAGGCCTTGAAACCACTGCTCAAGAAGCAACCTGATTTTATCCAGAAATATTTTGCAGGGTTCAAGAAGGTCTGGGTTGTCCCGGACAATGATGAACCTGGAGACTCCTTTGCCAGGGAGATGGCTGAGAAGCTGCATCCTGTCACACAGGTTAAGCTACTGACCGAGACGTTGTATCGGACCATGCTTGAGGATGATGCGAAGACTGGTGCAGACATGTCAGATATTATCGACAGGAGACTCAAGCTGGGTATACAAAAGAGCAACCTGTCTGCTGAGATATTTCAGGGTCTTGAAGAATTTTCAATCGACTACGAGCCCGAAGAGAAGGATGAGTTTTGGAGCGAACTGGTCCAGGCAAAGGTTGACTTCCCAAAACCTCGTGAGATTAGCGAGGACCTCAGAGATACATTCAATGGAATACTGAGTGGACTGAAGTCCATGAATAAAAGCGGTGATGAATACAATGCGGTGTGTCCTGCTCATGATGATCGCAAGTCTTCACTGAGTCTGGCGATGGGTTCTGGAAAGATTCTTCTCACATGTCATGCTGGGTGTAGTTTAGAGTCTATATGCTCTAGTTTTTCTCCACCACTCAAGGTTCATCAACTTTTTCAGAAGAGTTCTGATGCCTTGAAACAGAAGCAGAAGGAGACAATTCCAGGGCCAAGGCCAGGGGAGTTAGAACAATTGTGCAAAAGCATTCTAAAGGCCGAGGAGCCGGAAGAGTTTAACGATGCTCATCTTCCACCGATTCTCCGTGAGTATATTTCTGATACGAGCAAGCTCACCGAGGCCAGTGGTATTATTATAGGGTCCACAGCACTTTCCGCCTTGGGTGCACAGGCTGGATTGAACCTGACCGTTACCACTCCAACGTATTTTGTTCCGTTGTACGGGAATCTCTGGTGTCTGTCGATCTCAGAGTCGGGTAGCTACAAGACCACGGCTCTAAATGTTGGGGCTCAGAGGCTGAGGGAAAGAGAAGGTAATCTTCTCTCCCAGATTTCTGACAACAGGGCAGAGCTAAGGATTATGGGAGAGGGTGATGCCTATGGTGAGGATGATCCTGAGATGGTGGACATGCGTGAGTTGATTTATAGACTGGAGTCACAGCGTAGAATCATGCCTGGGAAGGCTAGTTGGGAAGCCTGTATAGACAGACTTGAGGCGACAGGTGGTGGGGTCTGGCTGCTTTCAGAGTTTGGTGCGTGGTTGGCTGGCCTTGAGACCAGTCACAACAAGGGGTTCCGTCAGCATATCACCGAGCTATATGATGTACCTGAATATTTTGAGGATGTTACTCGTGGCAAGGGGTCTAAGGTTATATACCGACCATTCGTTGCCATATCTGGGGTGTCCACCGTGGAGTTTTTGCAGGGGATGATCGGCAAAGACGATGCTGGATCAGGTTTTCTTGCCAGATTTTTATTGTTTCGGCCACCACCGAAGGATGTGATTCCACCTGCACTACCGAAGGTGCAGACGAGGGTTCAGGATCTAAATTCCTACTACCTTCTCAGTGAAATATACAACCAACTGGAAGAGATGACAGTGCCGTTGGAGTACGAGTTCTCACCCGAAGGAGAACGTGCATTCACCCACTATCACGACTCTTTATTCAAGCGGTTGCAGTCTGAAACGATCAAGGAACAGAAGGTACTGGACCCATTCGTTAAACGGTGGAGCCCAGGTGTAATTAAGATTGGTTTGTTGTCACAATTTTTGATAGATTCAAATACTTCCTCGCTCAGTGAGGCGGCTATTATGTCTGGTGTCAGCATGTGTCTGTATGCTGAGCAGTGCACTCGCTTTCTCTTCAATCGTGAGCTTGGCGAGTCGGATCATCAAACAAAACAACGTAGGGTCGTCGAGTATATTGCCAATCGCAAGGGCAAGATACCACGGCAGAGTCTACTCGTAAGCAGGGTCCTTGATGGGGGTGTCAAGGAGTATAATTATATTCTGGAGAGCCTTGAAGAAGCTGGGGTCCTGTTGGTAACGAAGACTGACGGACGAGTGACTAAGGGTTCCGAACTAATTCTAACATCTACGTTAGCTCAAGATTCAAAGTAAGGAAGATATGAACGAAGAAACAGTGAAACTACCGACTACCTATCAAAGTTTTATTCATCTGTCCCGGTACAGCAGATGGAAGTATGATGAGAACAGGAGAGAAACCTGGGAAGAAACGGTTGACAGGTACTTTAATTTTTTCGAGGAGAAGCTGGATCGTGAGATAGACCCCTTGCTGAGGAAAGCTGTGCTGTATCTGGATGTTATGCCGAGCATGAGGTGCCTCATGACTGCTGGTCCTGCACTAAAGAAGGAAAATGTTGCCGCATATAACTGTAGCTATGTTCACGTTGACAGGGCTACATCCTTTGACGAGATCCTCTACGTTCTCATGAATGGAACTGGTGTTGGCTTTAGTGTAGAGGAAAAACACACGAGTAGTCTCCCTGTTGTCCCCAATAAATTATATCCATCAGATAGTATAATAAAAGTCAAGGACTCAAAGCTGGGATGGGCCAAGGCCTTCAGGGAACTGATTGCTCTACTTTACTCTGGGTTGTCTCCACAATGGGACCTGTCTCTAATCAGACCTGCCGGGTCCATATTAAAAACCTTTGGTGGCAGGGCTAGTGGCCCAAAGCCTCTTGAACAATTGTTCAGGTTTACAACGGTGGTCTTTGAAAAGGCTAGGGGTCGAAAGCTAACCCCTCTTGAGTGCCATGATCTTGTCTGTAAAACCGCAGAGGTTGTGGTCGTGGGTGGAGTGAGGCGGTCAGCGTTGATAAGCCTGAGTGATCTTGGTGACGATCAAATGCGTAGGGCCAAGTCTGGTCAGTGGTGGAACGAGCATGTGCATAGGGCACTCGCAAACAACAGTGCAAACTACCACGAGACTCCCGACACAGGGACATTCATGAAGGAGTGGTTGTCGCTCTATGAATCCAAGTCTGGAGAGCGTGGTATTTTCTCATCCAGGGTGGCAAAGGAACACGTTGACAGAAACCTGGAAGGTAGAAGGGTTTCTGTAGGAGACTACGGGACCAACCCGTGTAGTGAAATTATTCTTAAATCGCGTGAGTTCTGCAATCTTTCCGAGGTTGTCATCAGACCGAATGATAACATTGAAAGTATTAACGAGAAGGTTAAGTTTGCTACGATGCTAGGCACCATGCAGTCCACCCTCACAGACTTCAGGTATATTTCTGATGAATGGAAACAGAACTGCGAGGATGAGAGACTACTGGGGGTGAGTCTGACTGGGATCTGCGATAATGAATTTACATCAACGCTCACTCCTGAGCTAGAGGATGCGATGCTTAAATGGAAAGAAACCTCGGTCCAAACAAACAAGGAGTTTGCAGATCAACTCAACATTAAACCTAGTGCTGCAATTACTTGCATTAAACCCAGTGGGACCGTGAGTCAACTGGTTGACAGTGCATCGGGCATCCATCCGAGGCACAGCCACTACTATATTAGGACTGTACGCATGGATAACAACGACTCAATGTGTAAGTTCATGCAGGACATGGGGTTCCCTAATGAACCGGATGTAACTAAGCCGGATCACACTTCCGTGTTTTCATTTCCAATGACCTCTTCGCTTACTGCCAAGATGAGAGACGACCTGTCCGCCATAGAGATGATGGAGCTCTGTCTTTCCTATCAGAGGTTTTGGTGTGAACACAAGGCGAGCATTACGGTCACGGTGAAGGAAGAGGAGTGGATGGAAGTTGGATCATGGGTTTATGACAACTTCAACCTCATGTCTGGTATGTCCTTTCTTCCACATAGCGACCACGGATATGCCCAGGCACCGTATCAGGAGTGTGATGGTGAGGCACACGACAAACTATTAAAGAAAATGCCAAGCGTGGACTGGTCTGAGTTAGCCAATTACGAGGCAGAGGACTACACTACTGCGAGTCAGGAGTTGGCCTGTGTCGGAAATTCATGTGAAATATAAAATATTATGACAACACTATCTAACCCTATAATCCAGGCCCTCGGTGGTCTGGTTATCTTTTATATTGGCTTGAAACTTTTCTCAGGCGGGATGAAGGCCATGGGAAAACTGGAGCACCTTGAGGCGTTTATATCTAACCCTTACTGGATGTTTTTAGGCGGGATTGTGTGCACACTGGCATGGCAATCCAGTAGTCTGTCAACGACAGCCATCATTGGGCTTGTGGCTTCCGGGGCTCTTCCCCTGCCATCCGCAATTGGTGCGGTTCTAGGAGCCAACCTGGGAACGACTGGTACAATTTGGCTTGCAGGGCTTATGGTTAGCGAGGGGTTTCCACAGGGTATTACAAGGCAGATAGCACTGGTTCATACTGGTGTAAACGCACTCATGGCTGTTGCCTTGTTACCATTCGTACATTCAATAGCCAGGTTTGTTTCAAAGTTCTAATGTTCGAACCATTAATTTCTACATTGATATTGATTTCATTCCCGATTGCCACGGCCTATCTGTCGGAGTATACTTTTATACTTATAGATAAAATTTTAGAGCTATTAAATAAGAGGGATACTAATGTTTGATTGGAAAACGATACTGATGCTCTCCTTTGTGGTGCTGGGACTCGTTGTAGTTTTGGCCCACAGGGAGATGACGAAGCCTGTTAAGGCTCCGAGGGTGGAGTACAAGTTTATGAATCTTAACTTTTGATCTTATGGCACCACTTTTTTAAACATTAAAGTGAAAAACCCCTTGCCGTAATCATCGTGCATAACAGAATCCCTTGGATTCATATCTGTTGGATATATTTCTGACCCCTGGTTTAACTTTGGCGGGTCTATTAATTCAGATGATGCCCCTATTATGCCTCCACCTAGTTTTCCAACTTTAGATAATTTTTTAAGGAACCCTTCCTTGTCTGAAGCTATGTTCTTGTATACCCCATCTTCAACAAAGCCACTAACATATTTAGGTGATAATCTTTGAGTATAACCACCCTTCGCCTTGCCACCACCTCGTATTTTTTCAGGATTATCCCAGTCCTCAACAAGTTCTTGTATCTTTTTACCTGATGGAACCTTAAATACAACTCCACTTTTCTGGGAGTACGGACTTAAAGGGGGAACTTTTTGACCAAACTTGTGTTTCAAAGAAGGGTCATGTGGTAATTTAGCGGTTGTAGGCCTTCCTTTAGCCACACCCAAACCTTTTTGTGCTATCTTTTTTCGGGCTTCAGTCTCAGTCATCCCGTAGAAGGGGGCCCTAGCAGTTCCGTGATAATAAAAGTCAGACATTATTCAGACTTTTTCTTCAACTTATTCGTTGGAAACTTAGACCTTTTAATGTAGTCCATGAGTTTATTTTTACGAGACTCGATCAGTTCCTTAAAATATTTGTTCTTCTCTTTTATTTCTTCTGCTGGTTTTCCCATGCGAGTCATGTCTCTGAGTGTCCTCTTAGCATAACCCATGGTCTTTAATATCTCTGACTGCATATACCTAGCATTCCTTCCACGTTGAGATTCTGGTTCCACTGGTGAGATATTGAAGCCAATTGTCTGAAGAACCCCCTGTGTAATACTCTTCATTGGCTCACCATATCTATTGGTTTCGCCACGCATAGTTTGTTTCAACCTATTGAGAGCCCCAAAATCACTATGAAGAAAAGGAGGCATCATCAAATTAGAGATGTACTTTATCCAGGAAACCGCTCTTTGAGTTGGTGAGTCCAAAGGATTTGCTACTGGTCGTCGAGTAAACCCGTCAGTACCTGTAGATACTGCTGCAATAATTGATGCCGTTGGCCCTCCAAGTAGGCCTAGAGTCTGGATAATAGCCAATGGATCATCCGACATTGACTCCGATGCAATCTCAGTAAACATCCCCCATGGGTAGAGGTATGCGAGATCGAGGAATTGGGGCCTCCCAAACTCATCAAGGTAGGGTAGTGGCATAATGTTCCCAGCATACTTCTTTTCCCTCATGTACTCTTGAAGAGACTCAATCAATGCATCGTATTCTTCTTCCTCAAGGTCGTGAGTATCCTTAAACATCTCAGCCATAGCGTATGGCAATGCGATGTATGGGGCAAACCTCCAGGGTTTGGTTAATGCAGTTTCAACAAGCAAGGGAAAAACCTTGCTGGTGTAGGTGATAAAGGGTGCTCCCACAACTGCGGTTCTAAGAGTCTTAACTGATGGTTTAACCAATGAATAATCAAACAGCCACTTCTCAGCCTCATCTGCGGCAGTAGCAGGGTCCATGCCCTTGTCTATGTTGTTCATGTAGAGCATGGTCTTACCCAGAGCATCAACCATACCGTACTTATCACTGGTCCACTCTTGTGCCGTGTTAAGAAATTCTTTTGCAATCCAGAATGCTTTGAACGGAGACCCTTTTCTTTGTGTTCTGTTTAGAAAATTCTCATACTCTTTCTCGATCCTTCCAAGTTCGACAGCCGCAAATGTTGATCCAGTCAATCCAAAGTCCTTTACCTCGTCATACATTGTCTTCTGTTTGGTGTAGTCCCTGCCTAATGCTTTGGCTTCAGCCTCTTTCTTTGCTTCTTTCCATGTCTTAATCATCTCCATGCTTGCCTTGTTCAGGTAGTATGGAATTTTAGCCATGTTCATTCCACCTATATTCATGAACACGAGATTTGAAGAAAAGTTACGGACCCATGCTGCTGGAAAGTTTGCGGTTACCTTGGACCACTTAAAGAGTCTGTTAGCCTTACCCAGTGCCCCAGTGTCACCGATGATTGCTTCAGCCACGTTATCAGGCTTTGTCATTCTCATCGAGCCCACCAGATCATCGTAAATCTCACGTTGCACTATCATCCCACGGAGTTTCCCGTAACGAGCGTTGTCGGGTATCTTCCTGTAGTCATTAGGCATTACTATCCTATCTAAAGCATCATCGGCAACACGGTTCATTTCTGTCGATAGGTCAGCCACAACCTTTGCTTCATCTTTATTGGTCTCTTTGAGAACTGGGTATATCGTCTTGAAGATACGATCAGCCTCTGCCTTTAATCCAAATGCAGACATCTTCCTCGGCTTGATTAACTTCAGCCTGTCTTTCATCGACATTCTCTCTCTGATTAGATCAGAAAGTTCCTTTGACTGTATCCGATCCTTGGCACGAAGTACCTCTCTCTCCTTTTTAATATCCTGATTTAGTTCTTGAATATAGTTTTCAATGTCTTCTCGTTCTTCCGACAAGCCAGTGAGGTCTTTCTTTAATTCAGATGCAATGTTACTGTTGGCTCCAGTTAATTTATTAATTTCAGCAATGAAATCAAAATCAACAATAGATTCTGGAAGAACCCAGTTGAAATTATTCTCAGCACTGGTGTTAACTATTTCCTCAAACATATCCAACAGGGCCATGTCTCTCCCTGGTTGGAGTATAGCTTTACTAGCAAGGAATGCAGGGTCCTCAACTTTACCTTTTAAGAACTTCTGCAATCCTTTGTCTATGTCAGACCTTCTCTTCAAGTAGTCCATGTTTGATACCTTGTTCGACTGACCACGCTGGATAGCGTATCTGTCGTTATCGTCAAGTAAATACTGAAGATATAAAGTAGGTAGATACCCGCCATCGTGTTTTTTAAGGGCCGACTCAGGGAGTAATCCTTTCTTAACCAGATCCTCTCCAGACTGCCTGATGACTGCCTTTACTTCTTTTGCAGCCATTCTTTCTTTCATATCTGGGATAGTAGATAGGTCACCTCCTTTCGTTAGGTAATCATAGATTTCTTTTGGGTTCTTTGATTTATACAATGCCTTGTATAGACGACTACCGACTTCTTCTATGCGAAGAATAGTTCCACGGGTCCTTCTCCGTATATTACGAAGCAACTCTGGTTTTTCAATCTTGCCAAAGGGCTCCATGAATCGGGTAACAAACCCACTGAGCTTACGACCACCGGGCAATTCTTTGTCTTGATCAAGTGGTCTGGTGAATATTGACTGGCTGGTTGCCCAATCAGCCTGTCGTAGTTGTGCGTTGTTGAAGTCAGCCTGAAGTCTTGGGTCGGTGGTCAGTGTGTTGACCGCCATACTGAATGAGACTGGTGTAGCTGGGGCATCCATGTTCTTTTCCAGCTTCTTGATCTCAGCACCAGGGATCTTGAATGGGAGCTTGGCTTTGCCGAACATGTATTTAGCTCCAGCAGATATGTCAAGAGATCCTGGTTTGTATTGGAACTTCTTGATTATTCTCTTCTCGTAGTCTTTGAATAGCTGTCTAAATTGTTTGTTATCAAATGGGACACCACCCTGCTGACCAATCCAAGATCCTATGACTTCCCCCTTGAATACAAACTCGTATGCTTCGTGTGGTGGGATGCCTAAATCCTTTGCCCTTTGACTCATCTTTTGGTTGCCCATCGGGTCCAGTTTAATAATTCCAACTGGAGTCCCTACGGCAACCTCTTTAAATGCTGTGGTGTCTTCCCAGAGAGTGTTGTTAGGGAATGCGACAATAGGTGTCGTGGGTTTTTTGATACCAAAAGCACCACCCAATGCTACGACTATGGGTTTCCTATCGCCAAAAGTAAGCGTTGGTCCTACCATTTTTAATAATTCCCATGAGTCCTTGCCAGGATTTTGAGACTGTGCTTCTTTTAGAGCCTTGACAACTGGGAGTAAATTTTTGTTGGTAGGGTTAAGCATTATAGAGTCGATCCTATTTATCAGAGCCTGTTTCTTTTTAGGATCTTTACTAACCATGTCTTGCGTTTCTCTCCAGAAGATAGAGAAGTACGCTTTATTACTGAAGTGCATGTCTGGTGCCCCAACAACCGTTATAACATGGTCAGCACCCATGGCCTGTAAATCTCTTACATTCTTAACAATACTTATGTCGTCAGCCGCCCAAGCTGCACGGGCTTTCCTGTTGTCCTCTAGTAACGGGTAGCCCATACCACCACGCATCCAGTACCCTTTCTTTCCCTGGTAGGTGTCAGGCCAGATGTTACTTGTCTGGTCTTTGGCTACATAAAATCCTGTGGCAAACCTGTCAGACTGGCTTCGCTGAACGAGCTTACCTTTCATCGACGCGAGGCTGACGGACTCTGATATATCCTCAAGTAATTCTACATCACCCTCTGATATTTCAGCGACTGCATCTGGTTGGTTGTGTCCAGGTTCCCAGTCAACCATGGTCGCTTCAATCGGGTCGTTCCTGAAGTAGGCCAAGACCTGTTGGTTGGCATCCCTCCACATGGCCTCGTAAGCGGCTGGTCGGAATCTTTCTGTTGACTCACCCATGACTGCATCGGCTCGTGTCAGTGCCTTGCCTACATCCCAGAGCCAGTGGTGCATGACATGGTAAAAGTAGTCTGGAGGCACATCTTCAAAGATGGAGGGGTCACGAGCATCAACGTCTCTTTTTATATTATCAAAAGCATCTTGTATGACCTTCCTGTAGTGACCAAAAAATGTTTTATCGTCAGCCTTTCCTTTCTTACCTAAACCATCAATGCCTGAAATATCCTTACCTTGTAAATTAAGAGACCACCACTTTAAATCAACTCTCCATGTGTTTGCCACTGGCTTCCCTGTCAGTGGAGATGTGGCCAAGTCAGTGGCAGGACTTCCGGCTATGTGTGTATTGAGCTCAATTGCATCTATCGTTGGAGCATCACCCAGACCTAGAAAGTGTTTGAAGAATGCTTGCTTGGCTTCTGCAATTCCATATAATTTCTGAGCATAATCTCCTAGCTCAGCCGCCATTTCTAACCTTAATTTTACTGTTTCTTTATCATCACCTTGTAGGCTTTTTGGGTCTGCATCACCTACATACTTCTTAACAATTTCGTTGAACCCCTTTGTGTATTCAGCCAAATCACGCAACCCAACCTTAACTAGGTTTCCATCTTTATCTCTTTGAGAGGGCTTGAGTAGTTGGTTTAGTCTGTCGTCACCAAAGGCCATCCTTACATTGGCTAGTTTTCTCCACTCCTTTAAATCAAACTCCCCCTTCTCTATATTATCAAGGAGCATTTGTCCTTCGTCTGTTGAAAAGTAGTATGCAACAGCATCCTCCATTCGTGGTTTACCACCAGTGGTTGCGTACTCCTGTGGTACCCATAGAGCCCCTGTTTTTTCATTAGGCTCAATCTGATTTTGTGGGTCTCTGTACCAAAGTGGCATCTCTGCAAGTTGTTTTTTCTTCCCAGATTTGTCTGCCTCACCTTGAGATTCTTTTATCTTCTTTCTTAAAGAGGCTATCTCTGTTTCTCTCTTTTTTATGTAGCCTTCTATTTTTGGAATTGTTTTTTCTTTTATCTTTTTCTTTGCAACCTCAATACGAGGTGCTGTGTACTCAGCCTTTAGCTCACCTTTTTGTGTGTATTCAGGCTTCTTCCCTGCAAACTTATCCTTTAGTTTCTTTTCATTTAGCTTAATATCATTTTGATATTTCTTTATCTGTGTTTTGAGTTCAGGAATCTTAACTTTCAGAATATTATTTTCATATCTATTATGTGAAAGCTGACTATTGTAGTGACCCATTCCATGATAGTTCTTACCATCTACCTGTAACATCCAGTCACTTCCTACCTTAACAAACTGTGGCTTTCCTCCACTGTACTGGAATCTTCCCTCGATTGGTTCCCCTTTAGAATCATAAGCTGGTGTTGTAGATGCCTCTTCCCAAGAAACTGTTTTAGGATAAATAACACCATCAGATATAGCTTCGTATTGAGTGTCAAATTTTTCAACGTACTCATTGACCCCTCTTTTTTTCCTTAACCCTTTACTAGGACCTTGCCCATTCCATGGAACATTAACGACCCAAAGTGGAGCTTTACTATACCATTGAGCAACTTTATTTTCATTAATCTCACCATTTAATTCCTTCTGACCAATGTTTGCTTCCAGATATTTTGATGTTCCCTTAACCCAGTCTGCACCATTCATGTATTCAACATAGGTTGTCAGGTTTGCTAACTTTGTCCCCTTCTTCGCTGGTTTTGCTTTCTTAACTCCACCAGTAAAATTCCAGACAGTCCAAGGGTTGTTTGCATCAGCACCTTGACTAGCTAGTGTCATAACTACCGATTTTGCAATGTCTCTCGGTGTCATTTCTCCCCTCATCAGCTTCTCCCTCTGCATTTTCATGAAGCTGATTATGTGCCCAAGGTATGGGACCGCATCTCTACCCCTCCCTCCTGGGTTTAAACCAAACATGTCTCGGATCATCTGCCAGTTTGTCCAGATTTTACCTAAATAAAGAAGTCTTGCTGCTCTTTTGGTTAGTGCGCCATAATCTTTTTGAGCCTGTCTGCTTATTCTTTCTTTATAGGCTTCCTTGGTTTCCCCCTTTTTCTGTCTAAGTGAAACCTTGCCCTTTAGTCCTAGTCCAGTAATCTTTGCACTTTTCCCCCTACCTCCTGCCCCTGCATCATCCCCTTCATTTTCTTCTGTATCAATATCTTCTACGGTATCACCTGATTTTTCGTAACCACCTTTCTCAGTGCGAATTTTTTCCCACTCTTCAGGGTTTTTCATGTACTTTTTCGTCAACTCCACACCAGACAACTCATGCCCTGGCAGACGTTGAGACCAAGACAAGTCCTCGAAAGGTACCGCTCTATCTAGTTCGTCTTGGAAAGGTAGTGGTTTGGTGGGGTCCTGAACTGGGATTGGGCTGAGTATTATATTCATGTGCAACTTTTCAATTGCATTCCTTCTCTCAGGGGTGCCCTTCTCAAGATTGTTAATCTGTGCAACCCTAGCCCTTGTAACAATGTCCACTCTCTCAGCAAAATCACCAAGAGGATCAGACATTGAGTAGGAAATCATATCCTCAATCCTCCACGGTGAGCCTAGTACAGCCTCTCCTGGGACGTTGGCAGGAGTCGTTCCCGTCCCACTCTCGTCAATGTTTACAACCCCCCGTTCTGTTCCTCCTTGAAGGTAGGGCTTAGATGGCGATAGTCTTTTAACGAGCTCCTGCTTTCTCTTGTTTAAAAGAGAAGGCAGTCCACTCCTCCCATTTCCCCTGAACGCATCCAGATATCTATTCTCTACATCCCTGGCTTCAACCTCTCCAGCGAGTCTGAAGTAGTCAGACTGTCCCATGAGACGTTTCATTTGGTCTGGTGCAAAACCACTGGGAATTTGGTTGCCCATCATTGAACCAAGAGCGTTCATAGTGTAGGGCTTGAGCATATTTTCAAAAAGTTTATGAACCTTCCCTGCATCTTTTCCTGAGATATTTTTTTCTCTGGACAAAGACTGTATCGTTTTCATCATCGCCTTTGACGGTAGCGATACGAGTTCTGAAAACTTCCTGTTTGATGCTTCGCTAGGATCATTAATAAGGTCGGTAACCGAGATAGTTGTTGTCTTGCTCCATTTCTGGTATGTCTTCGTTGGGTCCTCATCTAGGAACAGACTTCCGTCACTCCATTTCTTTCCAACGAAAGGACTTTTCAGTCCAAACTTACTGACAGCATCCTTCGCTTTCTTCTGATCATTATTGACAAGATCATTTAATGTGCTGGCAAATCTTTTCTGTATTCTTAATCTCTTACCAGGGCTAATGGATACCCATAGTCCTTTTGTGCTGTTCCTTATAGCGTTCTTAATCCGATCTTTAGTTATATTTTCTTCTGTAAGTGTACCACCTGAAGAAAATCCCTCTATTCCCTGTATAATATGTTGAACCTCATGCAGTATGGTGGCAATCAACCTGTGTGGAACTCCATCATGATTGGGATCATTCATCATTTTCATGTGAATATCTTCTATCCAACCCTGTGTTGTCATGGTCATCCGGTCCATGTCCAATCCCCTCATGGTCTCAGGATCGGGAGGTGCCGTTCCTATGGTCAGGCTAAGCCCCTTTCCAGTTGGATTGTCATCTGATGGATTCTGTAATGCACTACTGTACCCCATCCTTTCACCCATAAATTCATCGGCAAAGTGAACATACACATCCTCAAGCTGTGGATAGTAATCAGCCAGTGCTCCAAGGTCCAGTAGGTCACCCAGTCTCATGTATGGTAAGGACTCTTCTGTCTTTTGTTTCTTAATTTTACCCTTCTTGTCCTCCCCAGTAAAGACTTGCTTCCTCGTTGGCAAACTAGGGTCTATAACAGTGTTGTATGTGTCCCTCCACCCCTCATATTTAAAGGGCATGGTCTTTAATTTTATCCCTGTGTTGGGGACCTCCACCCTCCACTTGCCGTCTGCCAGTCCGGGGTTGAACCACGCACCCTCCTTTGATCCCTTCTTCTGTCTGTTTAAATCCCTAGTGAGCATCTTCCCTTTGGGGTTCATCCCATTTCTGGTAATGAACTGTCTCACTCCAACCTCACCAACGAATGAGTAGGATATCTCATCCTTGCTTGGTGGGACAACGATAAGTCTGTCGTATAATGGTGCCACCGTTCCCGTGTCTAGTTGAATCGTTCCAACCTGATCTCCAACGAGAATGTCACCGTAAGTTCTTGGTCTCAGAGATGGCTGATTCTTATCCTTGCCCGTGTTAAATAGCTGAACATCTGTATCAAAGACAATTTGTACAGCGTAAAGGTGGTCAGAGAAATTACCTGCTTTTGTTGCAGACTGATCGTTCTCCTTGTTGTATTCTACAATCGCACCATTTTCCATGGTAGCGATGTTCTCAGTATTTGTTTTGACGTTGGGGTTGGTATCCAGGAATTTGAATTTCTTTGTAAGAAGATTGGTCATGATTGCAGACCCAGTGGATATTCTCTTTCCGTTGACCTTCCTCTGTCCCTTTTTAGGTTTGTTGTCTGCCAGATTTTTAATTTTAGAAACGGCTCCAGATACACCAAAGCTGGCTCGACTTCCAGGAAAATCAGTATCAATCTCTCCAAATGGGACAATGGTATTTGTCATGTCTGGATCGGAATCCTTGACAGGGAATCCCCTGCTTACATCAATAAACTTCCCACCTTTTCGGTAGACTGGAGTATCTTCTGGGTCCAGCCTGTTTGCCCACTTCTGTTCTGCGTAGCCACCAGGAAATGCTTTCGGTGGCATGGGAAATATGGGCTTTAGTTTTTGATCCGGGAAGTATGTGGTGGACTCACTAATATCCTGCTCCCTCATCCCCCTCTGTACCTCTGCCGTGGTCCTCGCCCACTTGGGAACATCGTCAACCAGTTCTTTCCACTTTGCTCCGTTAGCCTCGTACCCCTTTGGTGGTTGTGTAAGGGCCCACTTGTCCCTGTCCCTCCATGCAGCCCCTTTCTTTTTCTTTAGGTAAGCCTCTCTCCCACTTGCTAGTATAGCATTAGCAAGTTTTTGTTCTGGTTCTCTAAGCCCAGACTTTAAGGACTTGCGAAACCCTTCTTGAAACTCTTTTGGAAATTTATCGAAGTTCATTAAGTCTTCAACCAAACGCTCAGGCCAAGCCTTACCCTTCATTGAGGCCAAAAGACTGGCATCTACATACCGTTCCGCATCTTTAGCAGTTTTCTTAGGAGCCCTTGCTGTGTCAAACTTTGGTCTATCGTACTGTTTGAGTGGGGGCTTTCCTCCGAGTGAGACGAACCTGTCAAAGTCACTCGGTCTTCTACCACGGGATTCTGATACTTCTTCCTGCTCTCCCTTTGGGGCTGTCTCTTCTTCTTCAGGTTGTACCTGTGAGACCTTTGGTTTGGATAGTTTCTTTCCTGAAATGATACTGCGGTTATTGGGGATATACTCATCCTGTAGTTCGTTTAATACGTTGATTAAATCCCGATCAGTAACATTGTTAAATCCTGGTATCCCTTTAAATCTTTTCCTTATTGATGCTATGAGCTTGTCGATAGCCCACTCTTTTTGTATGCCGTACTCCGCATAGTTTCTTGCGATGTACTCTTCTGTTTGCTTGAAGCTAGGTTCACCATCGGCTAGTTGTTCCCAGCTATATTTTTCGTTTACATAGGGATTACCAAGTGGCCCTTCCAGCCATGCTAGGATATCCTTTTTGGCAGTTTTCTTGTACCCATTTATCATATCAATGTAGTCAGGAGAAAATGCCTGACCAGACTTACCGCCCTTCTTGACTCTCAGGCCAAGGTGTCCAAAGGCCTCATGAAATACAACCTGAACCATTCGTTTGATTGCATCGCTCTGTGTCTCTCCATAAATTGCCTCTGGAGCAATAACAATTTCGTCAACTCCACGGACATATCCCTCACCAAACAGAAGTGTTTTAAGCCTCTCTACCTCTCTAACTTTTTCTTCAAGGGGGTCTGTAGACTTTTCAAATTTAGGTCCGTATTGTCCATCAAGCATTGCATCATATCTTTCCTGCCTAGACATGGCGGTCATCTTGACTCCAAGGCCAGAAAAGAATTTAGATACAGTTTTTAGTGCTGCCTTACCAACATTGTTGCTCAATGATTTTAAAACCCTGCCATCCTCCGTTGTATATTGGTTTTGATCTCTTATGTCCTGATACTTCTCAAGCTGTATATCTAACTTGTCTTCTTCTGAAAGCTCTTGAGTATCTTGATCTATGTCATCAACGACAGAATCAATAACAGGATTTGTATTCTCGCTATAGCTGACTCCATCAACCAAATCCTCCGCAGTCCTAAGAAAGTTCTTGCGGTCTCCTCTTCTTCTGATCTCCTGTTTATTTCTTTCTACATTTACATTGTCTTCCGCAGTTCTGAGGGGTTCTTTTTCTAGGCGATCAACTTCCTCCTGAAGATCAGTCGTGCCCCTGTCAGCCAAGGCATCTACATCTTTATCGACAGTCTCCGGGATAGGACTCAAATCAGTTGTAATTTTAATCCTGACCTTTGGTAACCCTGTGACAACATCCTCTTCAAATATAATGTCGTTTTCTGTGTACTGACCTGAAGCAATAAGTTCCTCGGCCTCCTTTAAAGCAGAGTCCGTTGCCTCCTTGTAGTCCTTTTCTTTCTTTACAAGGTTGTCGTAGTCCTGCTGATCCTGCTTTCTTCTAGCCTCTTCCCTCTGTAATTTTATTTTTTCTAACGTAACTGCAAGATTGGCCCTCTTTTGAGTCAGATCAATCTGATCCTTCTCCTCCTGTATTGCCGCTTTCTCCCCCTCTTTAATCGCAGCTTCGCTTACTTTTTCTTGTAGTTCATCGTTGATTGTAGCCGGAGTATCTACCCTGTGATCCCTCTTCAACTTGTAGGCAACGGCAGTCTCTGCGACAGCAGGAGCACCTCCCATCACGACCTCGTTTACAAACGCACCCCATGCGGTCTCGAAGTTTGTCGGACCCATTTCACGGATCTTTTGTCTAAATGCCTCTGCCTGTGGTTCATCTAGCCCAGCATCAATTAAATTTTGCTTTACCTCGTAGGCATACACCTGTTCATCCATGACCTCAGCAGCAGTACCACCGAGAACATCCATGCCGTATCTAGCGGCTACCTGCTTGACTGCACCCCATCCCTTGATCCAAGGTAGAAAGAGGTTGCTCGGAATTTCAAGAACACCTGATGTGTAGGACCTCGTGAGACCAACGTCTCCAGCAATCTCAGATGCCATGTCTCGCATCTTAACCTGATCCTCTTGAGACAACTCTGTATAATCAACACCCTGTTGTACTCCAATGGCTTCACGAATAACATCGTCTTCTAGTACCCTATTATAGGTTCCACCAGTGACGACTGCCGTGCTACCAACCGATGCACCTAGAGTACCACCAACCACTACACCAGTTGGTCCCTGTGTTACCCCACCTAGTACCGCACCAGCAATACCTGTTACTGTTGGAAAGAAAGACTCCAGTACCCCCTCTCCCATTTGACCAACGGTGGGTGTTGACTCTGGTAGCATTTCATACAGGCCACCAATGAAACCACCCTCACGAACATAATCCTCGTAGGTAGCCGCAGGTTTCTCAGTTGTCTTAACTTGTTGAAGGTCTTGTGCTATGTCGGTCATGGTCTCTTTGCCATAACCTTCTGGTAGGGCGGTTGCCGCCAGTCCTGCGCCTGTCTCTTTAAGGCCGACAAAGGACTTGTATAAAGTCTCGCCAGCACTAGCGTATGGGGTTTCGTCTGGGTCTGGTGGGGGTTCTGGTTGGGCCTCTATTTCTAAACGATCTTCAGCTTGAATCTGTTCAAGAAATTCCTCTTTGAGAAAATTTCTACCATTTCTGCTTACAAATTGTTCATCACTATACCTATCAATTGCATCTCTGGTAGACTCTCCAGGTTTTCTTTTTCTTTTGAGCCATTCATCAAATGAAATATCGACCATTATTTAATTAGACTGCGGAGGTTTTCTATATTTTTTGATGCCCTATTCTGAACCTGCTGTTTATAATATTTAGAATCCTCTATATGATAAATCATAGCCTGTATGTTTTCTGGGGAGGGGTCATTTTGATACTCTATAATTGAAGCCCTTAGATTTTCAAAAGGATCATTTTCCCTTGTTAAAAATTCAGGACCTATATTATATGACATATCAAATAAAACTTCACGAAGTTGTGTGGGCAACCCAGGCCATTGTATTTTGTCTTCCTCTTTTTTAGCGAACTTGTCGTTTGATTTTATTAGAGTTCTTATATGATTAGCATACCTGTGCTTCATCAATGCTTCAGCCTGATTCTCTGTGATTGAGTATTTATCACCCTGTAGTTTTTTAGCATGTGCTCTGGTTGGTGCCTTGAGGAACTCATTGGGGTTCCCCTTGAACCCGTTGATTCTCAAGACCTGAACCTCTTTCTTGTTAAGAGGTAGCCTGATACCATGACCGATGTGATATACGGGCTTACCGTTAGACAGTACGGGTCTCTTTCTCTCGCCTTTTTTCTTCTCAAAAAATTCCTGATCGGCATTAGGTTTAAACTTCCCCTCAAATTTTAGTGTTCTAAAATAGGCATTAATATTATCAATCCCCCTTTTACCATCAGTAAAATTGCCAAAGGTAAATTGTTCGTTGAGTGGATCTTTGAGAATCATTTCACTTATGGGGGGGCCTAGTTCTGACAGGTTCAGTTCTGCGGCTTGTAGTCCACTTGCAGTATTTTGGTCTTCTGAATCCTCTGCTATGTTTTCTACATTTAAACCTCTAGCTCTCGCCCTTTTTGGATTACCTCCTCCACGGTTAGTTCCAATGCCTAAGTCTTCAAAAAATTCCTTATTGCCATAGACATTAGAACGGGATTCTACGTTCTCATTTTTACTCGCCACGTTTTTGGGAAGGTTACTTTCGAGAAACCCTGTTGCTTCAAGTGGGTTTCCTCTCCGTTGGTAATTCTTACTCTCGACACTTCCTGATGGGACACTTTCTGATGGGACACTTTCTGATGGGACACTTCCTGCTCCTTTTCCTCCAGTGCCAATATCTTTCCCACTTTCTCGAAGTCCTTTTCTCCCGACAATACCCTCATATTTACTGTGGAAGTTGTTAAATCTTTGGTCCAAAGCCCTATTAAAAACAAGATCGTTAACAGCAGATAAATATTCTGTTTCATTTGTAAATCCATTTTTAGGTTTAACCGCCTCCATGCTTTTACGCAATGAACTGTCTGTTATAAAGCTCAAATCGGTTACAGGCTGATTTGATCTTAGTGTTCCATCCTTTTCAACACCAGGCAACTTCTCCCACATGGGAACCCCAGCATTATTAAAATATGGAAGCATTTTTGTCTTCTGGTCAACGAGCATTCCTCCTGGATTCCCATACTTTAATACTGACATGGCCGATGATACTTTCGATCTTTCTTCCCAATACTTTCCCATAAAAGAGGCAATGTTTTTACCATCTTTATCGGCAACTCCTATGTATGGAAGCATGTCGATCTGACCCCCATTTAATTTCATAAATTGTTTCGCAGCCTCTTCTTTATTGACTTTGAAATTTGGAATATTTTCCAGTCCAGCTTCCTTAAAAGCAGCCTTTGCAGCATCTATGTCACCATCTTTAAGAGCCTCCTTGCCAATATCCACCCAGGCCTTCTGTTCGTCTGTAAACTTTTTACCAAGTTTTTCACGTTTTACAACGAGCTCAGCTATTTTATATTGAGTGTCTTCTAGCTTTAACTCTTTTTCTAATCCCTCAAGTTTTTTCTCATCTTCTGTTAGTTCAGGAATATCCATGGGGTCAACGAGACCGTTCCTTATCATGAAATTCTGACGAGGCTTCCCTACCAGTAGCTGGGCGGTCTTAAACATGTCCTCCCTGTCTTCCTGTTTCTGAAACTCTGCCTGAAGCCTGTCGAGATTGATAAGCTGATTGGTTGATGTGTCTCGGAAATAATTGCCTACCTGTTCCTTGACCGCCTTCCGTTCTTCAGGATCGGTGATACCTTCTTCGTCAAGCTGTTCTGCTATGTCGGTCGCATTGATTGTTATTTCTTCAAGCCTTGCTTTCTTGTTGGTTGGTTTTAAATCCTCCTGGTACAAACCTTCCATCCTATTTTTTTCAGCAAACTCACCATCCTCAACCTCTGGTGCTGTTAGTGCTCTTTGCCTGTTGATTTCTGATTGTGTGCCCCGGCCCATGGCTGCCCTTTGAGCTTTCTCAATCTCTTCAGAAAGGCCTACCTGGGATTTAATTCTTTGCTCGTATTGTTTTGATGTGGTCTCTGGAAAGTTTCCAAAGTCATTACTTCTCCTAGACTGACGAGTGGCGATGTTAGAAAGAAGCCCCTCTTTAATCTGGTCAGAACTCCTATCATCGAGTGCCCCCATGTTGTCAGTTGTGCGTGACTCTATAGTATTTTGTTCTCCAACTTGCTTATTTATGTTCCTCTGTAATTTTTCAATTTCTGCTATCCCTTTTTCTTTATCAATGAGAGCATCGTAATCAACAAAATTAAATACACCCCCTTGTGGCCTAATATCGTCTGGGTCAAACTTACGGGTTCTTACATTAGACAAGGGGCCCATTGCTGCTTGCTCTTGACTAGGGACATCAAGCCTTTCGTCGGCTTCTCTTACGGCTTCTTGTTGTAATTTCTTTTTCCGATCTTCTCTTCGTTTGGCATCTTCTTTATCCCATATTCTTCTAGCAACAGTTCCTTCTTTAGGTGGAAAATCCGTATCAAAGTCTGGGTTGTTTCTGTAATAACTTTTCAACGCCATGTTACCTGAAGGGTCTTCTAGGGTCATTAATTTTTCGTAGGGATAGTTCGGAATATTTGCGTACATTTTTTCTTCCGCAACTTTCTGAGCATCCATAGCTTTTTGGATAATTCTATCTCTCATTTCACTACGGGCTAATTTCTTAGCACCTGGAGATACTGTAGGAACATCCTTACGTTTGTTCTTCCTTCTATCTCTTACAAACTTTTCGTACTCTTCCTGTCTTTTCTTTTCGTATGCGGTGAGTTCAGCCATTATTAGAACCTCCCTCCTAAAAAGCCACCTTTATAGTCTCTGTAGTCTATCCTTTTTTGTTCTGGTGTAGATATGGAAGAATCCATTGAGTAAGGATTATTGTAGGCTCCTAGCTCTGATGGTCTAAATGATCTGCGACGGGCAGCTTCTTGTCTGGGGCTTAACATATCGTCATATTGTGTAGAGTTTGGCTTAGCTAGAGGTGTTGTCCCCCTAACCTGCGAACCCGTTCTGGCATAAGCATCATCTATAGCTCTATTTGAATCCGTTGACCCCTGAGCCTCTTTAACTTTTTGTGGCATTAACTGTCTTGTATATGCCTCGTCGTATGCCTCCTGCCCTCTGTCTGCAACCTCACCAAGACTCTTGGCCTGTTGTCTCTCCCTCTCGGAAGAAGCAAACTCCCATACCGGCTTAGCCTCAGCCGCTTTCAAATTTTTCTGGAATGTCGTAGTAAGATTTGCCGCCTGATTAGCAAGGAAGGCTCTCTCCATCTTTCCAGCACTGGGAGGTAGAGAATCTATTGTTTTATAGATATCATCTAGCTGACCATTGTAGGCTTTCTCCATCCCCGCAAGGTTCTTTGTCTTATTAGCCTCAGCCCCCTGGTAGACCATGCTTCCTAGACCCTGCAACGACTGCATGTCACTGCCCTGGTAGTCTTCACCCATGAGTGTCTTGTTTGCCATTCCACCATACTTCATGGAGTAGGGAATACTGGCTCCACCCGTTGCAACTGCTGCACCTCCGTGAATTGCGAGAGTCATCAACCCCTTGCGTTTTTGTCTGGCGGCTTTTTCATCACTAGCTTTTTTCTCGGCTAAGGCTCTTGCCTTTCCTGCCTCAGCCTGAGTAAACCTGTCGATTGCCGCTTGTCTTACATCGAGTCCGTAATCAATAGCCATGTTGTCCCTATAATCCTAGTGAGCTAAGTAAACCACCACCACCACCACCACCACTCGAACTATATTTAGCGGCTTGGACGTTTGCGGCATTAGTTTTTTCCATCATTTCCGTTTGCATTTGTTCATTCTGACGGGCCACCACATCCTGTAGTCCGTATTCAGTCATGCCACCCTGAGATCCTATCAGTCCTGCTCTGCCTAGAAGCTGTTGCTGTAGGAGTCCTGCTGACTGACCCTGTAATCCTGCACGTTGACCCAGTAGCCCCGACTGGAATCCTGCGGTTTGTCCGTACATTCCTGCCTGTTGTCCGGCTAGACCAGCCGCTTGAGCACCCAGACCAGCCTGTTGTCCGTAGAGATTAGCCTGTTGCATACCGAGCCCTGCCTGTTGACCGAGTAGTCCTGCACCCTGAGACAACTGTTGTCCAGTCATTTGCTGTGCACCCATGGCACTAGACAACGCATCCTGTCTGGCTCTTGCTCCCTGTCCAGACTTCAACTGCGCCTGTGCGAGTGCAAGTTTTTCTGGGGACATGCCTGATGCAGAGGCCCCCCTCGCTAGTTGAGCCATTGCTCCCTTGTCGGAAGCATTCCTTTGTTGCTCCGCTACTCCAGCAAGCATCTGTCTGTTACGGTCATACATTGGACTGCTCGATGGGTCCATCGCCTGAGTAGCAAGGTTCCCGATCTGTGTTCCTATGCCAGCCTGTTGTTGTCTCAGTGTGCCCACACCAGACCTAAGTCCTGCTACATCCCCCTCGTATCCTCCGACACGACCAGTGACTCCAGACATTTGCTGACCATACTGGGTTCCGAGCCTCTGTGATTCTCCTGCCAGATCAGTCATGGCTTTTCGCTCACTGCTTATATCAAACTGATCCTCCAGACCTCTCAACCTCTCTGCGTATCCACCCTCTCCCGTGTAGTCATCAACAAACCCCTGTCGGGCAGAGTCCCTTTGTTCTTGTAAGGCAGCGTCTGCGGCTACTTTGTTTCTTTCAGCCTCGCCTGACTTGTAAGCATCGAAGGCTTGTTGTATTTGTGCGGATCGATCATACCCTCTATTGCCACCGCCACCGCCACCGTCGCCACCGCCACCGCCTGAATCTCCTCTTTGCTGTGCTGCTACTGCATCTGCATATGCTTGATTTGAGCGTTGGGTACTTTGTTCGGCACCATGAAAACCACCCCCATCTTTTTCTTGATCTGTTTCAACCGCACTATCAAAAACAGCATAAGGTGTCGCCACCGCTTTAGGCTCCGTCCCCTTCATAATATAGGTATCATCGTTGAGACCCTTCTTAATCATACGATCCACGAACCCTCCACTCCTTCTGTCGGCAATAGGTTTCTTCATCGCATTCAAGGCACCCATCTCGGCCTTGTTGACCATGACTGGATAGTGTGGTTCCTTGACTCCCTTGAACTTGGTGCCTCTGGAGTTAGCGATAACATCCCTAACCTTCATTTGCACTTGAGATAATTCTTTCTCTGGACTCGGTGATAACTGTGCCATTAGACCTCCTGCTGTGGCTGTGTATTGTCCGTCAGGGTCACGTTTGTTTCAAACAGGGCCACCTCTCCATCACCTGAAGACTGGGCCCACTGTAGTACATTCCCTCTGGAACCTGATGGTAAATATTCTTGAACTGTCTGGTATGCATTCTTGTCGTATCTGCTGGAACTAAGCTGGTGCTCACTAATCTTTTCACCGTCCAAGTAAACATCTAAACCCACATTACCTTGATAGGTAATCTGTGCCTCTGTGTGCTCTCTCTCCCCCTTGAAAAACCTAGCTGGTAGGGCCCTAATTGAAGAGTTAAAAATCTGACCACTTTGACTAGAAGATATAACATGCTTAACGTGTGGTATCCAGCCGAAGGACAAAGGTGGGTAATATATTCTACGAGTATCTTGTTTCCTGGATTCACGAGCAGTCAGTGTCACCGTTGTATCTACGTTGTTGTTCGGCTTCTTCTCAACCTCGTCAACGTATATTGCAAACTCCACGGTGCCGGAAAATGTAACCTCGACAAAGTGATACAGCTTGTGCTCATTGAAGCTAACCTCTGGGACTCCCTCGAACTCGTAGGTCAGTGCACTCTGGAAAGAACTAACAACCTGTGGTGTATACCCAATCATCCCAGGTGGCAGTGCCACTCTACGTTGAAGCAACTTGGTATGGCTTGGGAACTGTTGGTTGTTAATTCCACTAACACCGTCTATAGAAAAAGATATGGTCGGCTGGCCCTTGTATCTTAGATTTGCAGCGGTGAATACTTGTCTGGGCATTATATGGTTATTGTAGATGCATGAGCAACAGCACTTGCTTGGCCACCATGTCCAATTAAAGCGTTTGCTATTCTTTCTGCATACTCTTGATTAGCTTTTGCACTAGTGGTTGTTTGTAATACCTTAATTAATTTCTCAGCCTCTTTTAACCTTTTTTGTAAGGCTCTTATGTTTTCATTTACCTGGATAAATGCCTCCCTCAACTGGTCCTCATCTATCTCTAAGTAACCATCATATTCAGGTACGTCTGCCATTATACTGGACTTGCTTTGTACTGGTAACTAAGTATTCTTCCGGCTGATTCACTCGTGGTTTCTTTTATATGAGGAACCAGTCCAGTTGACATTTCTGGAAAATACAGTACCGCCTCACCAACTGGGCCAGGGCTACTGGATAAAGATGTTGGTGTGCCCTCACCAATTAAATCTGTACCATCGAGAGAAACCGTGATTGATGGTGTCCCAGTGTACTGAACCTGTACAGACTCGTATAATCTCTCGGTAATTTCATTGGTTAGTTCATAGTCAATATTAATTCTATGCACGTTCCCATAACAATTTACAAGTTGCACCTGTATCCCGTTGCCCTGCCTCGGTTGTGTTAGATAAAATGTCCTGTCAAAATCTGCGACTGAACCACCAACTGAAAATGAGTCAGTCTCCGTCCCATCGACAAGAACCTTTACGGTGCCATAAAAACTTTCACCTGTTAAGCGAGCACTCTTATATACCTTTTCATAGTTAATATCTCCGGCAGAAAACTTTCTTGTCGTCACGCTAAAATTGGATCGGCTTCCAGTTACATAACCAGGCCTACCAGTATCTGCATAAAGAATATTCTCAGCACCACGGTAGTATAAATTTGATGCGTTGAATGTGGTTCTTGTAACCTTCAACGGTGATGATTTTAAATCAACCTTATAGCCCGTACCAGAGCTACCGAGTAAATAGTAAACATCGTCAAATATTCCACCAGCGTTGCTACTTTTTGTAGAATTGTTTGGATAGCTAAAGGATTCTAAAAGATTGTGTGTCAACCTTTCTACTGATTTCCCGTTGTAAAAGCATATCCCCTGATGGCTGGCAAACATGATCCCACCCTGAAATTTTACAATTGTCTTGTCACCACCATCCGGCACCCCCTCTGTCGTTGGAACCCGAACCTTTTTAAGACCAAATGGATCAGACCCATAAACCCTGTAAACTCCGTACTGCGTAAACACCACGAGCTCACTACCAATGCTAGACAACCCAGTAATCTTTTGATCAAAGTCAACAAATGCTCCAGACCTAAAGCTGTTAGGGTTCCCGTAGTCACTTGCAAATAAACGTGTTTCTACTGCGGCATAGAATATATTTCCCGACTCTATTAAGAACTTACTACTATTGGGTGGTTTGTTGTTAGCCTGAATAGGCTGAATATCAATCAGTGAATCAGAAGACTGGAAGTCAACATAGGGATAGGTGTTGGCTGTAGCCACATCTGCGTTGTCAACTGTTAATGCCCTGCAAACATACTCACGCTCTACGAGTTCACCTGGGATCTTCATATAGACCACAAGGTCCACATAATGTGATGTGTCGGTTCCTGTTCCGTCACTAGTTAACACTATATTGTGAGATGTTCCTCCAGACAACCAGTCCGTCTTTCCAGTGTGTGTTGCAACTACAGAGTATGTTCCATTAGTGTAAGAATATTGGGTAGAACTCCCTGTTAAAAAACCATACCATGCAACCCTGTAATGGAATGCTGACTTGGCACTACCAATAGCAATAGCTAGATCCGCATCGGCAGTATCTGAGACTGCAACCGTCAGGTCCTCATCAATAAAAAGGTCGTCTAATTTCTTAATAACGGAGCTAGAACCACCCACTCTATATAAAGCAAATCTACCACCATCTAGTTTTGTAGAGGAGTAGGACAGGTCTGTAACCGTATTATTTCTAGCTACCCCTGTTCCAAATTCTATGTACATTGGAATGTTGTTATCAGTAGAAAAATATGAAGCAGACAGGGAGCTATCTGTCAACGGACTCATGCTTGACTCGTATCCAGTCGTGTCGAAGTGAGCCAGTCCATATTGAAAAGGGACTGCAATGTTTGAAGAATACCATGCTACAGAGTGGCCAGCATTACGGTCTGTATTAGTGCCAGTATAACTAGCCGCACCCTGAGTGAATGAAATTATTGGCTCAGGCTTTAGGGCAGACACTCTGTATGACTTTGAGGTATCGCCATCAAGAAACTTTGAAATAATAGGGGCTACCGATACAGTCTGATTACTGCTGGTATTACTAACAAAACCGTTTATATAAACATGTTTGTTTGCACTATCAACACGAGTAATAAAGGTGTCTCCAGGTAAATTAGTAGCGGTTAATTCATCTCCAACCTGTAACTTGTAAGCCTCATTGACACCACCAGAGGTTGCTATCGTTAGCCTGTTTGCATTTGCTCCAGAACTTTCAGTGTGGTTCCACGATCCGTTTACTGTAAAATTTGTCCCGTCTCTGGATACATAAAGATCATCGTTGTATTCAACGAATGAAGAAGCACCATGAACCCCCTGTGTTAGCTCATAAAGTTCAACGTCTACATCAGTGCCGAGTGTTACAGTCTCGTGGTCTCCAATCTCCATGACACTGTAGTAGTTTATATCCGCACTAATCGCAGTGGCTGTTACACTACCACCTGATCCACTTGTATCTTCTGTAAATGTGCTTATTGGAATGGTCTCGGTAAAACCAGAAGCACTTACCCAGGTCCCGGCTTTCTCATAAAAGTAATCCGTCTGTCCCCCAGTAACCGTCTGGTATTCACCTCTGAGGTCACCGAAGGAAAGGTCTGCATTAGACAGGGCAGCACACTGGTTTGCCCCGATTTTATGGGGAGGAAGGCGATCATTAACACCGCCTGAGAAGTCTGTTTGAGACTCTAGGGGCATTAGAGCTTAATTATGTAGTTCACACACATGAAAGGCATTTCGTTTGAGTGAGCATCTGCTGCTCCTGCTGCGGTGTTAACGGGCACCGTTCCACTGATGGTCACCCCGTTTGCGCTTGCTCCCCCAGTTATATTAGGTTCTGGGGCTGAAGTATTACCACCACTATCACTAGCACTTGCGTCAGATGCGTAAGGAGCTTCAACGTGTGCTCTACCAACTCCACCAACTGCTTCAAATAATGAATGAACGTGATTGCTTAAATCGTGATTATGATCAGCTACTGTTCCTGAAATGCCGCTTGTGGGGTGGGTGTGAGCCTTTACACCAGACTCTCCTGCGGTCAGTGTTACTGACTCAAAACCACCAAACTCTCCACGCTCTCTCGCTGTTAGTGTTGTTGCACTTGCTGTGGCTGGATCGCTTCCACCATCGGTATCTGCGGAGTCTTTTCCTTTACCAGTCCCAACACCCATCGGGACACGACCACGCATGTCTGGGACGTTGAAATCATTACTGGTGCCGTCTCCATCTCCGTATGCTGTTCCTAAAATATCAAATAGATTTTTATAGGCCGTCCCTGCGGTTCCATCATAGTTAGAACCGTCACAAAAAACCCAACCCTCTGGCTCTGATGAGCCTCCGTACATTCTAATTTCACCAGTGATCCCTACATATACTTTACCGACACCAAGGCCAACCCCAGCAGAAGTGGCTCCTGACTCAAATCCTGTCCCAGTAATCTTTGCATCCTGCACCACGGATTGAGTTGCAACAGAACCTACAGAAATAGTACCTGAAGAAGTAGCGGGGTTAACGAGAACATTACCAGAGGTGTCAACCGTAATTACAGCAGTACCACTATCTTCTTTCAGGGATAGCGTTTGACCAGATGTAGCCTGTATATTGGTTGCAGTTATATCAGTAAATTTCCCAGTGGTGGCAGTAGAAGCCCCAATTGTTGTCCCGTTAATAGTCCCAGAAGCAATAGTAACCGCACCACCAAAGGTAGTGGCCCCGGATGAGCCCAGTGTAAGGTTTGCAGTAGTGTCGGTCTTATTCCCGACCACATCTGTTTTTAACGTAGCAGCCATTATTCCTCCAAGCCGGAAATGTACTGGACTTTCCCGTCCACACGTTTCGCTGTTAAGACTTCTCCTTTGTTGTCACCCCCTGCATCAAAACTACAGTGAACCCAGCCTGAGTTGGGTCCCTCGTCCTTGTTGTAAAATTCAAGAATCAACTGTTTAAATTCCAGATTATCTTTTATGTATTGAGCCAGTTCTGGGTTACTTACCGACTCAGACCGAACCTCAAAATCTGCCGCTCGACCATGACAGTGATCTGAGGTTTTAGACCCTCCGATCAAACTATTCAAGGCCTCCGCTCTTAGTCCCGAACTAACTGATATTAAACCAAATTTCTCACGAACTGGTTGAAGTATCCGTTGACACAGGGCGGTCAGATTAACCAGTTGTTCTTCGTTGGGAAGATTACTGATCCCGTTTCTAATTGCGGTCTGGGAGTATGTCAGTTCCTTGAGAGAAAAGTTTTTACTGAGCTTCAACCTTTTACTCCTACTGTAGGGTTAACCTTTCTTATTTTTTTCTTCTTTTTATCTCTGTCTAGTTTCTCGATAGCACTAACATATTTCATTAATACTTATCCCTTTTTTGCATGTGATACCCAGGCATTGCGGCTACTGGCTCATCCTTGTTTTTCCTCATGCTACTAGCGTTCATGCTTCCACCGTACATAACCGCCTTGGGGTTCTTCTTTTTCTTTCTTTGATATTTTGATGCTCCAATAATATCGTCAGAAAGTCTATTTCTGGATTTTAATTTTCCTGATTTTAGTCCTTCAATTATTGGACCTGCTAAGTCTCCTCCAGGACTCGTGTCTAAATTTCTTCCTGTTCCAAAGCTCAATCCAGTTTTTGATGGTGGATGTGACCATGCCTCTTCCGGGTTATATTGTCTGCCTTTAAAATTAGTTTGAAACTCCTTCTTGCTTAATGGTTTGGGTTTTTTCTTGTCAGCCATGACTGCCATCTTTGGTTTTTTCATTGACCCACCGTACATTACTGCTTTGGGCCCTTTCTTTTTCTTTTTACCCATACCATGATACATGGTCGCCACTGGCTCTTTTTCATTACCCTTGGTTTTTTTAAGCATTTGTTTCATGCCGACACCTTCCTTGGCATCACTCAAACGATTAAGCATACTTTTATTTTCATACTCCCTCATGGCTTTAAAGTCAGCCCCTGTTATCTTGTTCTTGGGGGCCGCTTGTCCAGCTATCTTTTTTTGCTTAGGTGACATATTACTCCTTAATTACAATTCCATTTTCTTAGAGACTTGTTAATCCTTGAATTAGGATCGTTAGCAGTTTCACTGGATGTAAGTTTCTTCTTCATCCCACTCATCCTGGCACAAAAACTCTTTTTCCTGCCCTTGGATTCTTTGGTCTTGGGATTAGGTGCAGGGGGTTTTAACTCGCCTTTGGTGTAACTAGCCCTACCTTTGGTATTTAACCCGCCTGACGGATCTTTCCCCTCCTTGCGTGTCCACGCAGGAGTCATCACTGGTGTAGTCAGGCCCCTCTTTTCCAGCATACCAACGGTAGCAACACTAACGGGGCCCTTCTTCTTACTTTGACTTCGGACTATAGCCTTGTCAGTCGGAGCCCCCTTAGATCCGGGGGTCCTCATCTTCTCTCCACTACCAGCTTTTATTCTCTTCCGCTTAGCATGGATGTTAGCCCAAAGTCCGTCACTCATTATGCAACGTCGTCTAGCAATGCCGCAACAATACAGGTAACAGCAGATGTCCCTGCAATCGCATGAATATCTGCAACTGTTGAATTAGGGATTCTTATTGCCATGCTTTCACCAGCAGGAATATACAAAGATCCAGCCGCTGAAGTCGAGGCCGCATCACCATCTACTTTGATGTAAACAGGGTTTGAGGCATCTGTATTTTTTATAAATAAGAAATTTACTTTGTCGGCAGTATGGACCGCTGTAGGTGCAGTATCATCATCTACACCAGTATAATCAGTAAAATAACCAGCCATTAAATCTGTAGAGGCGGTACTAACAGCAGTCAGCTTGTAGTACCATTTGTCGTTAGCATCAGCCGGAGTAACCGTCATACTCCCGGATATGGTTTTTGCAATCTCATCTGGGAGAACGGTTGCACTCAAAGTTATACTTGCAGCATCAGCCATGTTTTTCTCCTATTAGCTTAGGAAGTCTTTGACAGACTTGAATTGATTATCAGGCATTTCGTCAACGACAGAATCTATCAATTTCATTTGATCTTCACTGAGGTTGTTTTCCATCACCTTAGCCACATGCTCTTTAGCAAGTGACTGTGCTTGGTCTACGACTAGGGATTGAATAACATTAAGAAGTAGTGCTGGTATCATTTTGTGGTGGTTGATTATTAGGTTGATTTAAATGTGACTTGTCTTCCATTAAGTCAGAGTCACCATTAAAATAGAAAGTGGCTATCCCACTGATAACACTGATAAAACTTCCTATTAAAATATTTAAAAGGTCTCGGCTTGACTGAGCCATCTCGACATCTGCGATCAACATCATGTGCACGATATACAAGAAAATACCGAAAGCAAAAAATGAGATAACCAGTCTCCCATAGAATCTTGCCACTGTAATCTGTTCATTCACCGACATCTTTTTCGGTGGATTAGGATTTCCTTTTACCGTTTTTTTCTCAATGATTTCTTCCATTGGTCAGTTCTTTGATTGCTTGTGTGTTCTGTTCAAGGGCCAATTTGATAGAAAGAATGGCATCTGAAGACTTTTCAACCATTGCCATAATCTTTGTATCATTTTCCGCATCTTTTTTCCAAAATTCTTCACGTTCTTTCCTCGCTTGATCAGTAGTGTATTTAATGAACCAGAAACTTGCAATGATGACACACGCTGGTATGCCCAGGTCCATTACCATTGTGTACAAAGTGTTTACTTCAGGCATAGCTTGTACCGTTGGTGTGTAGTTGTAGTATTGTGCATCGGCTGGGTTCATATCTAAACTGGATCAATCTTGTTAGGTCCCGAGAATTTTATTCCCATTTCTTTCTCGCACTCCCTGTGTAAGCCAGTATAAAACTCTGTGAGTTTTTCCTGAGTTTCTTTATTATACTCATTAAAACTGTAAACTTCCCTACTCTTGTCAGTCATACAGTCACAGTGTTGCCAGTGAACAGGCCTCGGTATATATGGGAGTGCCCGTATTCTGGACTGATAACAAACTAGCCACATGGCCCTTATATCCTTTGTCTCGTGGTCGCCAGAATACTTGGCGCGGACCTTCACGATTTTTTCCTGTGTCGTACAAGCGGTAATAATGAATAAAAATATTATCGCTAGTGCGCTTACTTTTCCCATCATTCACTCGGTTTAGGATATTTTTTCTTAACTTCGGCCCTTAGTTTATCGACTTCCACTTTGTCTGTAGCATCGTAAAGAGCTACTACTAATTCTTCAATTGAAGGGTATTCTGATTTTCGATCACGTTGGTATTTATTTTTTTTATATTCGTCTTCAAGCTCTTTTTTCTTAGCATTAAATGCTTCTTCAGTTGGTTTTGTTTTACTTTTATCATGAAAAATTAAATCATCATAACTATTCCCAATCCAACTCCACCCGCCAGTAATATTTAATGCTTCTAAAACTTTAAAATTTTCAATCATTGTGCTATCTCAAAAATATTTAGATGCATAGTACGTTGGTTATCACTGTTACCGTATCCTATATATGCTGTGCCACTTGCAGTTTGTTGTCTCGCACTGACTTTGTAAGTTTTCTCTGTAACTGACCCTGCACTATCTAAAAAGGTATAAGATTGTTGGATATAACCAGGGGTTTCATGAGATCCTGCCCCTATTAAACCACATCCATTTGTCTTCCCAGAAAGATTTGCCGTTTCTGTAAAATCAGAAGCATTTTTATAAAAATCATAGTGCAAATGTACTGAAGCAACATTCCAATAAATATTAATGTCAGCCATAAGGAATATTTTAGAATTTGCATACTTAGGTGTAATTGTAGTGGTTACAGCAGTATGAGCAACATCCCAACTAGCTGAGTCTATAGCAATTTGACCATATGTATCATTAAAAACTGTCTGTATTATATAACCAGCAGGAAAAGTCGCATTTGAACCTAAAACTATGGTGGGATTACTTGGTAAAGTGACACCTGAACTTACGTTAGTTGTACCTGTAAAAGTAGGTGAAGCAATGGGTGATTTTGCATTAATTTGAGTTTGCAAAGCACTGCCTACACCGTCTGTATAATTCAGTTCTGTAGCTGTAGCAGTAAGGTCAGTAATATCAGAAACAGTTAGTGTTTCTAATCCTGTTGCATCCCCTCCTAGGTTTGCTAAATCTCTACTTCTGCTCATGTTGGTTTAGGGAATTTTTGTTTAATCTCTGAGCGTTTAGTTTGTAGTTCTGTCAACGTATCTCCACCGTCTAGTAATGCGTGTATGCACTCCTGCAAATCAGG